AAAAAAAAAGTATAACATAGTCTTAATGCCAAGATAAAAAGTGAAGATATGGCAGAGTTTGTATATTTCAGAAATGCTTGCAGCATGTATTATCCTGTAGGGCAATACTTCTCCTCTGATAACTTTGATTATATAAGAGAAGCTGCATCTTCCATTAATAAAGTATTCCCAACAGGTAAACTTATCTTGGTAGTAAGAGGACACTCAGGCTCCATACTTGCAGGTGGTATAGCATATATACTGAAAAGAAAAGACAGGGATGTATTAATATCTGTGTCAAGAAAAGCAGAATCTACTCATGGTGATAATCTTGAGGGTATATATCCCTCATGTATTTCAGATAATACACATATAATAGTTGTTGATGACTTTGTTCAAACAGGTGAAACTATTGAGGCTATACTCAAAGATTTGACTGAAAGAATAGAGGGTGTGGAAGTATTTGACATGTTATGTGTTGCTAATCGCTAGGATGAGGATGATTTGACTGAGGAAGGAGGAAAGAGAGGAACTAACAGATATTGGGAGGCAAACAGGAGGATTGCTTCTCATTTTGAGTATATATTGTGTAATAGACCAGATGAGGAATGAAAGTATTAGTAGTACTACTCCTATTCTACTTAGTATGGGCATATATCAGGTATGACCCTAAGTTGGATTGGATAGAGAAAGAAGGTGAGACCTTACACATTATATTGTGGTATAATAAACACTATTGGAGTGGTGAGGTAGATAGGAAATACATAATTCTATTTTAGTATGAGTATTGAATTTAAGATGAGCAGGGGTGATAATGGGAGAAAGTCAAGACTGTATAAGAGGACTAAGAGAGCTTCTCTTAACAGAATTGATGCTCCTCATTTACCTATGAGAGTACATTCTGGCAAAGGTGGCTACTGGGGTCAGACAAGTCTTTATTCTGCATACTCCTCATACAAGAAAATCAGCAAGTTTCTTATGGAGAGAGTGGGCAAACCTGTAGACATTGTGTTCTCAGAGTTTTTAAGTGAGATGAAGAAATTCAGACAGAAAGAAGACTTGAAAGAGTTGTTCTATTCTCACATAGATTATGAGAGAAACAAGATGAGGTTTGGCAGGGGAGAAGGCTTTTATGTATCCAATGGTATCCTGAATTACAGAAATGATTACAGGAAGAATCAGAAAACACCCAAGAAGTTTATTGAGTACAATTTGAGTCATTTTGACAAAAAGTTGCTTAACCTCAAGAGTGAATCAGCAGGTCCTGTAGCCATTGGTAAATTTTGGGTGTGCATAAATGGGCAATATATGTTCTTGCCTGTATATGTAGTAGGTGAAGAGAAGTGGGACAGAAGTAGGGGTAAGACAAATCCTATGAAGTTCCTATATAGGGTTTGCAAGAAGTCTGAATTGCTCTATCTCAAGGACTTTACAAAAGTCACAGTCTGTGGATTAGGAGGTCATTATAGCATAGCTAACAATGATACACCCAGATATTATACAGACTATAACTACTATCCCTACATAGTCAGAGTTTCTGATATTGAAAATTACAAGAAAGAAAAGTTCCCAAAGGAAAAGGTGGTATGAAAACAAGTACAGTTGCAAAAGTAGCATTATGGTTTATACTGTTTCTTGCCTTGCTTGGTGCAGGATTTGAAATGGTATCAAAACCAAGCACAATAGAGAATGTGATTGGGTTCTTTGTTGTGGTGGCTATAATAGTTATCTCAATCAAAACAAAATGTCTAACAACTATTAAACTCAACAAGAAATGACTGAAGAAAAAGTAAAACAAGGTGAAGAATTGCTCAAGAGACTAAGTAGGCTCAAAGACCAAAGAGACAGGTGGGAAAGGGGAGTATGTTTCTTTAGACTTGAGCTTGCTGATGTCAAAGAGTATAATGGGAGACAAAATACTTTCAGTATAGATGATTCCTTTATCAACTTTGATGAGGTTAAGTTACTTGCCATAGCCAAGATTGATAAGAGAATTTCAGAAGTTCAAGAAGAGTTTGATAGGTTGTAGAAAGAAACCAAATGTTTAACAATAAATTAAAAGAAAACATGAAAAGTAAGTTTATTAAAGGGCTTTTGTTCACCTTTATGGTGATGACAAGTGTGATGTTCACCTCTTGTGGTTATGAGAGGGTGGATGCTGGTTATGAAGGCATCAAAGTGAACCTTTATGGTGATGACAAGGGAGTGGATGACATTACTCTTGTCACTGGTGCAGTATGGTATAATCCTATTACTACTGCTGTGTATGAGTATCCTACATTTGTACAGACTGTGGACTATGCTCCATTCAGCATCAATGCCAAAGATGGTAGCTCATTTACAGTAGACCCTACTATCTCCTTGAAGATTGTGGATGGCAAATCTGCTGAGGTATTCAAGAAGTATAGGAAGAAGGATATTACTGAGGTTATCAATACAACTCTGTACAATTATGTAAGGAATGCTTTCAGAATCCAGTTGAATAATTATACTACTGATGAACTGGTAAGCAAGAGAGAAGAGTTTGAGAAAGCCATTGAGGAAAGACTGTCTAAGGAGTTGCTTGCTGAGAATTTTCAATTAGAGCAAATGACTTCAGGTCTGCAATATCCTCAGACTCTTGTAAATGCTATTGATGCAAAGAATGCAGCAGTTCAAGAGGCTCAGAAAGCACAGAATGAGGTATTGAAGATTAAGGCAGAAGCTGAGAAGAAGATTGCAGCAGCAGATGGTGAAGCACAGGCTTTGAAAATCAAGGGTGATGCAGAAGCAGAGTATAATAGAAAGATTGCTGCATCCTTATCTCCTTTGATTGTACAGCAAATGATGCTTGACAAGTGGGATGGTAAATTGCCTGTATATGGCACAGTGCCTACATTATTCAAAGATATAGCAGGTAAATAGTATGTGGTGGATTATTATAGCTATCATATTTATTCTCATTACTATCTGTGTACTCAAAGATACTCATGTCAAAGTATATGATAGTGACTACTATGCTAAATTACAAGAGGAGTATGACCTCAAGTTACCTGTATGGGCATTACTGCTCACAGTACTTGTGTATCTTATCCCTATTGTAAACATTATAGCATTTGTAGCTTTCCTTGTTTTCTACATTGTACATGCAGTATGGGACCCCAGAGAATGTGATGGTGAGACTCATGTGTTCTCATTAAATGGGAATAACTGGGTAACTAAAAGCCTGTTGGCAATAAAAGAAATATTAAACAAGAAGATATGAAACAAAGAGTATTCAATGTACTCATTTCTCTTGCAGTATTAGGTCTGGGGGCTATAGTGCTCTCAGACCACTACAAGGGAGATGACCCTCCTCAATGTGAGGTGGTGGATGTCAAATTAGTGCAACCAGAGTTTCTGTTATCAGAAAATCCTGAGGAAGACTTAATTGCTGCGATGGACTATTATGGGGTAAAACATCCTGAAATAGTCTATGCACAAGCAATTCTTGAGACAAGACATTTTAGGTCAAAGGTGTATAGAGAGTGTAATAACTTATTTGGTTTGTATAACAGCAGAACCAAGAGCTACTATAAATTTGACCACTGGTCAGAGAGTGTGGTTGCCTATCTTGACTTCATACAGGATAGGTATAAACCTCCGAATGACTATTACAAGTTTTTATCAGATATAGGGTATGCAGAAGACCCTGAGTACATTAACAAGTTGAAAAGAATAGTAAATCAATATGACAAGAGAAGAGCTTCAGATTCAGTCACTGTCACTAATAAAGCGAAGTAGCAGAGTAGCACTTCAATGGTGTACTGGATTAGGAAAGAGTAGGGCAGCTATTGAAATGGCTAATTACTTGATAGTTAAGAAAATGAAGGAATGTGGAGAGATGTTTCATATACTACTGGTAGTAGCAGAAACTGCACATAAGGCTAATTGGAAAGCAGAGTTTGAGAAATGGAATTTAAGGACCAGCTATGTAGTTACAGAGTGCTATGCTTCATTGAACAAATACAGATTCACTTCATGGGATTTAGTCATATTTGATGAGGCACATCATCTTGGTACTGATTTGAAGATGGACATTCTCTTTGAATTGCAGGTAAAGAATGCGATTCTACTATCAGCTACTCTTCCTGACCAGACAATGCAGGCTGTATCTGGAAGATTTGGGGAATTTGAGACCTCAAAGGTTTCTCTCAAACAAGCTATTGAATGGGGAATACTGCCTAAGCCTAAAGTATATCTTATCCCATTGACTCTTAATAGCATATATCCTAACTGTACTATTACAGAGGAGTGGGGTAAAAAGGAGAAGAGAATCACCTATAAGTGTAAGTTCCATGAGAGATGGGAATACTTGAGGAATAAGGCAAAATACCCGAATGTCACACTGGAAATCTCTTGTACACAACAGCAGAAGTATGATTATCTGTCTGACCAATTTGAGTATTGGAAGAAGCAGTTCTTTAGAACAAGGCAGGATTATACCAAGAACAAATGGCTACAGACTGGCTCAAAGAGAAAAAGATTTCTTGGAGAGTGCAAGACTGACTCTGTAAGAATACTATTGCATAAGTTACAGAACATGAGATATATATGTTTCTGTACCAGCATAGAACAGGCTGAGCTTCTTGGTGGTAGAAATGCCATACACTCTGAAAGGAAGAATTCCTTGGAGGTTATAGACAATTTCAATCTCAAGAAGATAGATAGTCTATTTGCTGTTGGAATGTTGCAGGAAGGGCAGAATCTCACTGATATTGAGGCTGGAGTAATTGTACAACTTGATGGTGAAGAAAGGGCATTTATCCAGAAGTTTGGGCGTAGCCTAAGGGCTACTGACCCTATTCAGTTCATATTCTATTACAAGGATACGAGGGATACAGAATATCTGGAAAATGTTCTTGAAGGAATCAATAAGGAGTACATAACTGAAGTTGATAACTTAATAGATTTAGAGCTATGACAACAGTATGCTTAAATAAGAAGGCTGCTCAACAGAATGGCATAACCATAGATGAGGCTTTACTGATGTTGGTAATACACAATAAGGCTGATTTGGAAAGGGCAGAAAAGGCTTTAATTCAAAAAGGTCTCATAACAGCAGAAAGGAATGATTTGTTCCAGCAAGTAGGCTGGAGACTTACAAACAAAGGCACTGAGGTGCTTGATTCTGTCATTATGGATTCTGATAAAGAGCAGGAGCCACAGGATAGATTGATTCAGTTGGCTACAAGGCTCAAAGAGATATTTCCTAAAGGTAAGAAAGATGGTACTAACTATTATTGGGCAGATGGAGTAGCCTTGATTGTGAGGAGACTCAAACTGTTCTTTAAGAAGTATGGTAATAAATTTACTGATGAGCAGATAGTCCAAGCAGCAGAAAAATATGTGCAAGGATTCAATGGCAATTATCAGTATATGAGATTGTTGAAGTACTTTATCTTTAAGGAGAAGGTTGGTGCAAATGGTGAAGTGGAAGGTGACTCAGAATTAATCAGCTACATTGAGAATGCTGGTCAGGAAGAGAATTTAAGAAATGATTGGACTTCAAGTTTGAGTTAGTATGAGTACATTTCAAGAAGTCATGCACAATCTTAGGGTTAGAAAGGAAAGAGTTGAAAAGGGTTTGTACAACTGTATTCCTTTCCCCTTTGTAAGATTTAGAAGATGGGTTCCGGGTATTGAGAAGAAGAAGTTCATAGTGGTAACAGCCAATCAGAAGATTGGTAAGTCCAAGTTTTGTGACCATTTGTTTATCTATGAACCTTTGTTCTTTGCATTGGAACATTCTGAGATGAGAGTAAAGGTACTCTATTTTACTTTGGAGATGAGTCCAGAGGAAAAGTATAATGAGTTCCTTTGTCATTTGCTGTTCAGGTTAGATGGGATAGAAATATCTCCTACTGAACTGAAGAGTACTGACCAAGACCATCCTGTTAATGAGAAGATTCTTGAATTACTTGAGACTGAGAGGTATCAAAGGTATATCAAGGCATTTGAGAATATGGTGATATATGTGGATGACCAGAGGAATCCTACAGGAATCAACAAGTACTGTAGGGACTATGCTCTTACACATGGTCACTTGAACTTCAGAAAAGAGATGAGGAAGGACAAACTAACTGATGAATTGAGAGAGGTTGAGGTAATTGACCCTATCAATCCTTATACACCTGATGACCCTGAGGAGTATAGGATAATCATCATAGACAATGCTTCCAACTTGACTAATGAGAGTGGAATGAAGAAGATGGAGACTATTGATAAGATGAGTAAGTATGGCATTACACTCAGAAATAAGTTAAGTTACATCTTTGTACTCATTCAACATCAGGCTCAAGCACAAGAAGGCATTGAGAATCAAAAGCTGAATAAGTTGAAACCTTCTTCTGATGGTCTTGCAGATTGTAAAACTACCACAAGAGATGCCAATATGGTCATTGGCTTGTATAGTCCTTTCAAGTATGGTTTGAGAGAGTATGAGGGATATGATATAACCAAGTTCAGGAATCATATCAGATTCATGGAAGTGATTGAAGATAGAGATTATGGTGCTGGTGGTCAGATATGCCCTTTGTTCTTTGATGGTGCAGTAAGTACATTCAATGAATTACCCAGACCAGAGGATAAGGAGGGATTGCAGCAGGTATATAACTATATTGAATCTCTCAAGGGAAGGAAGACCAATAAGTCTTTCTTTAGTTTTGCAATTAAAAAGATAGTTGGAAAGTTGCATAGGTGGATTTAATATCATACCTTTGCAGAATATGTTTAATATAAATAAAACAAGAACAGATGAGTAGAATTTTGGTACTCGCAAAAAGTGGTTTTGGTAAGACTTTCAGTATGGGTCAAGTACCCGAGTTGAACCATGTTGGTTTAGACCCCAAGGAGACCTATGTAATCAGTGTTACCTCAAAGCCTTTGACTTTCCCCAAGAGTAGGGAATTGTACAAGGTAGCACAGAAGGGTAAAGTGGCTACAGGAAACAGGTATATCTCCAATAACCCAGAGGAGATAGCAACTCTTCTTGAACAGTTACTTCAAAGTCCATACAAGAATATTGTGGTGGATGACTTCAATTATCTTATGCAGGATTACTATATGGATAATGCTCTGAAAGGTGGATGGGATACTCCTAAGAAGATTGGATACTTCATGGGTAAAATCTTCTCTGCTATTGAGAAGTATGGAGATAGTGACAAGAATATCATTATCTTGGCTCATGGAGAGGAAGTTCCTCAGCAGGATGGCAGAATCTATCTGAAGATGAAGACCACTGGCAAGATGGTTGATGAGTATGTAACTCCTGAAGGCAAATTTGATGTTACTCTCGTAGGTAGGTCAAGATTTGATGCAGGTCAGAAGAAGATTGTGAAAGAGTTCATTACCAATGAGGATGAGTTCACTTCTTCTCCCAAATCTCCTTATGGAATGTTCCCTAAGTTATACATTCCCAATGACCTTGGACTTGTAGTAGCTAAGGTTAATGAGTATTATAATGGATAGAGATGAAATCCTTTCATTGACTCGAAAGATTAACTCAGGTCTTTTAGGAACTGAAGATATGTTCAAGACTACAGTAGACTATTGTATTGAGAAAGGTAAGGATATGTCATTATCACAGCAACTTGTTATGATTTTATTAAGGTCAGGCAAAATAATGGGTCCTTTCTCAATTGCTTTAGAATACTTTCAGAAGAAGTTTGGCATCTGTACTTTAACAGATGCAAAAGGAAAAGTAATAACAATATTTTAATAAAAGAAGACATGAAAAAGTTTAGTAAATTTGAGATTGCAACTATCAAGAGAACTGCACAGAGTGTAAATCCTATGGTATCTAAGAAAGCAAAGCTGAAAGAGCAAATTGATGCTCTTCAGGCTGAGTATGACCAGCTTGATACTATGCAGGAGCAGTATGAGGCTTCTATCAAGACCATGACTGGTGGTTATGGTACTGAAGACCTTGTTGAAAAGGTCATTGAGACTACTGGTGCAGTAGACAAGAATGGTAAGCCTGTAAAGGTTACTAAGTATGTACTGAAATATCCTGAGACTGTAATTCCTGTTGCAGCAGAGGATATTGAAGGTGCTACTGCTGAGCAGGTGGATGACACTGAGACAGCTCCTGAGGTTGAGGTAAAGGCAGGTGAGGAAGCACCTATTGACCCTACCAATCCTTTCAATGAAGTGTCTGGTAAGACCTCTGAAGAGTAAGAAAAAAAAAACAACAATCAAAATCAATTTTAGATATGAATAAGAATAAAACTAATAAACTGTTCATGGCATTTGCCACTGGTAAGGAATCCACAGAAGGTAATGTAGTAAAGAGATACATTGGAGTTGCTCCTGTATTTGTGCTGGCAGTAAATCCTTCTAAGGCAGAGCTTGAGAAACTGTATGACACAGAGCTTGAGAATGCTCCTGAGTATATGGGTGAAACTGAGATTGGTCAGGAAGGTGCTAAGTATAAAGTACCTCAGGTGAGACTTGATTTCATTGTGCAGACTGACCCTGAGAAGTCCAATGGCATTGACATGAAGACCAAAGTGTCTTTCTTCCTTGCTAAGGAGGCAAGATACAACAGAGATGGTAGTAAAGTACAGGTAATCAATAAGTATGGTGAGACTACTTGGCTTCCTATTGAGGATGCTAAGGCAGGTAGAGTACCTGAGAGTCTCAGTTGGTTTGAGCCTGCTGACTTCAGACCTGCATTTATTGGTGAAGAGGAACTCACTGGCTTTATCAAGGCTTATCTGAATATCCCTAACAAGTCTTATAGGAAGAAGAATGGTGAAGTAGTTGAACTGAAAGACAAGTCTGAGGCAGAAGCAAGACTTGACAAGATTCAGGACTACTTCAAGGGAGATTTCTCTGAGCTGAGAAATGTGATTGCACTTCAGCCTAAGAATAAGGTTAAGTGTATGTTCGGTGTAAGAACTACTGATGATAATAAGCAGTATCAGGCTGTTTATACCCAGAAGTTCTTGAAGAACAATATCACTGATTACAGCAAGCTGGATGAGGAATTGCAGGAGAGAAAGGCTGCTGGTGCTTATCCTACTACAGAGTTCAGTGTGTGTGATTTGAAGGAGTACATAGTTGAGTCCACTGATTTCAGTGGTAATGCAGATGATGGTGATTTGCCATTTGATGCTACACCAAGTGCAGGTGCTCCCTCTCCTTGGTTTGGTAAATAATAAAATTTGTGAGGCATAAGATATGGCATTCAGTTCTGGTAAAAGTTCTGTGAGCCTTGAAGACATCCTAAGTAGAGTGACAGAAGCAGATATTCTGTCATACTACTTGGGTGTTACAGAGGTTCCTTGTATAATTCACTCTCCTCTGAGGGAGGACAGAAGACCATCATTTGGTTTATATTCTATTGATGGCAGGAGAATATTCTATACTGATTTATCTACAAGAGACAGAGGAGGTCTATTTGACCTGCTTGGTCAGATGTGGAATTGCAGTTATAAAGAGGTTCTTGAGAGAGTTAATGAGGATATGTCCAAGTTTAAGGTAGGTTCTCATATTAAATCATATACTCCCTGTAATGTAATGACTACAAATAGTTATAGCAAGACTACTGACCTTCAATGTAAGGTTAGGGAATGGAGGAAATATGATATTGAGTACTGGGAATCCTATGGGATAACCTTAAAATGGCTTAAATATGCAGAAGTTTATCCCATATCACATAAGATTATCATTAAGGATGGTCATAAATATGTGTTTGGTGCTGATAGATATGCCTATGCTTATGTGGAGCATAAAGAGGGTAAGGTTACTCTCAAAATTTACCAACCATTCAATAAGGATGGTTACAAGTGGAGTAACAAACATGACACATCAGTAATAAGCCTATGGACAAAAGTACCTGAGTATGGGGAGAGAATATGTATCTGCTCATCTCTCAAGGATGCACTTTGTCTATGGGCTAATACTGGTATTCCTGCTTTGGCTATTCAAGGTGAGGGATACAAAATGAGTGATACTGCTATTAGTGAACTCAAAAGAAGATACAAGCAAGTATTTATCTTATTTGATAATGATGAAGCTGGTCTCATAGATGGAGAGAAACTGTCAGCATCAACTGGGTTCACTAATATAGTATTACCTAAATTTGAAGGAGGGAAAGATATTTCAGACCTATATCATTCTCTTCAAGACAAAGAAAAGTTCAAAGAAATCATAATAGGTCTGTTCATTAACAAAAGTGTCTAACATAAAAAAAAACAATGCAATGGAAGCAAGAAAAATTACAGTTGTTTCTACGAGAAATCAGAAGAAGAGTGTAATCATGTCAGCAGCTACTACTTTGGCTGAATTGAAAGCTGACTTGAGACAGAATGGTATTGACTATGATGGTATGACCTTCTATGAAGGTACTTCCAAAGTAGAATTGAAGGATGATGCTTCGGTTCTTCCTCATGATGTGCCTTACAAAGGTCAGACTACCAATGAGTTGGTATTCATGCTGACCAATACTAACAAGAAAATCAGAAGTGGTGCAGATATGAGCAGAGCAGATGCTTATGCTGCAATCAAAGCAAATGGCTTGCAGGAAGAGTGTGTAAAGAGATTTGGCAAGAACTTCACTATGTGTAAGACTGCTGACCTTATTGCACTTGTAAATGAGAAGTCTGCACCTGCAAAAGAGCCTGTAAAAGAGACTCCTGCAAAGGAAGAGGAAGTAGCTGAAACCAAAAAGGAGGAAGCTAAAGAACAGGCTGGCACTGCTGAGTGTGTAGATACTAAGGCAAGAGCTGCACTCTCCAGACTGCTTACTATCCTCACAGACAATGGTACTCTTGAGGATGATGAAGCAGAGGAGATTGAAGACATTCTTGGTGGTAAAGTTGAAGTGGCTGCCTCTGAGGATTACAAGCCTTCTTCTGCATCTCCTTACTCTGATGATGAGATTGACAGAATGTTTGACTTTGCAAGATAAGCAAAGTAGTGTTTAACTAATAGGTGGGTGGATAGAAATGTCCCCCACCTATTTTTTTTTATTCTGTATGAATGAATTAATAGAAAATAAAATAGAGGAACTGCATTCCCTACTTATGGATAAACCTAATCAAGTGTTGGCTATATTCAATGACTTCTTTGGGGAGGATAAAGTAGATATGCAGGGATTTATGAGTGTTGATAAACTCAAGTCATGGCTTGATGTAACTCCTATCTCTGAGTATGCCCCACGAGAGTTGCTTGGTATGAGTAGGGAGGATTACAACACTTATGGAAGGCAGTCCTTAACTGACCTTAGAGGTGAGGTACTTGATTTAGTTCTTAGCCGACTTTGTAGTGGGTGGATGGTGGACAGTATAGGACAGAAAAAATTTGGTTCAGGGTTCATACTTGTGCATTTTCCTCATGTGAGAATTACCAATGAGTACAATAGATTTGTGGATATTAATCATTTGTATGCAAAGGTTAAGGTACTTCACAATGGCTCAATGAATGGCTATTTTGCTCTTAACAGAGCTGAATATACCTGTCTTCATATTAGTAATGGGTATATGCACTCTCATATAAGTAGTATTCCTACAAGTGACTTCACTCAGTTTCAGACTCCATGTACAGGAACTGGTCCCATCAATGACACTATGTCCAATCTTAGTAGGGAATTTGACTCTGATATATGGAAGTTATTCTGTCTTGAATTAAGCAAATATGTTGAGGTAGAGTCTATTGCAGGAACTCCTTATCATAGGCTGGAAAACCTTGGTACTTCAAATATGAGTACTGGAGAAAGTGTATTCAAAGTAATTAATCATCTTGATTATTATGGAGGTGGTATAGAAGGGATGATTAAAGACTTTGTTTCCTACTTTATCAAGCAGGGTAAACTGAAGTTCAACTATGCTAATGGGAGTTATTCCATTGGTATGTCTTTTACTGAGTATATGCTTGTAATCAGTAATGAGTTCATTGATTGGTACAATAAGAAGTTCAATAACAAAGAATTGAGATATACCTTTGACATTCTCAAGGGGAATGGTGTATTGAAGGAGGGTATCATAGCAAATAATAAAATTTATTATGAAAATTCCCGTCGCAATGTAAATTCATATGCAGCTTACAATGGTAAGAGGATGTGTACTTTCAAAGGCACAGATGTGCTTATCAATATTGTAGACCTCAAGGAAGTGAAAGAGGGTAATAAGTCCATCATACTCAACACTAATATAGCATTGTACATATTATCAAAAATTCTCCGTGTAATTAATTATAGGTATGGAAAAGCAGAACAAAGAGACCAAGAAGGTAATAGAATTAGTGAAGAAGTCAGATACTTTTAAGCTAATTATACCTGAAGAGGTTGAGAAGAAAATAAGATATATATGCCAGCAAATCTGGAAAGATGAATGGTCTGGCACTCTCTTCTATAAACCAGAAGGGAGATTTGAAGATGGCACTTTGGCTATCAGATGTGTGGATATTTATGTCATGGACATTGGAACTGCTGCTTATACAGAGTTTGACATGTCTCCTGATGTAATCAGCTATATGACTGATAATCCTGAGTTGCTTGATTGTCAGATGGGGCTTATTCACTCCCACAATAATATGAGTACTTTCTTCAGTGGCACAGATACTGCTACTTTGAAGGAAGAAGGTATGGATAGAAATCACTTTGTATCTTTAATTGTCAATAATGAAGGTACATATACAGCAGCCATTACAAGAAAAGTAAAGGCTACAAAAACTATCACAGAAAACTTCTCCTATCCTACTTTTGAGGATGAAGAAGTAACAGATACCAAGACTTATACAGTAGAGAGTGAGGAACTTGAGTGGTTCTATTTGAAGATTGAATTTGAGAGAAATGAAGATTCCTTTCGTGAAGAACTCAAAGCAAGACTTGAGGAAATCAAGAGAGCCAAAGCAGAGAAAGCCAGACAACTTCCACCTAAACAACCTGCATATACTGGTGGGTATGGTAATTGGAAAGGTGGTAAACCTCAGCAAGGCACTTTGTTCCCTGAAGTTGGTAAGAAAGTGACACAATCTTACACAAGTCAAGTAGGTCCTGCTAATAAGATTGTCAAGAAGAGTGAGAATGAGCTTCCTTTTGATACAGACTACATTGACAATAAGATTTCTGGTGAAATACCTTATGGTTATATAGAGTTCAATAAGGAAACTATCAAATCACTTGTTCTTCAATTGATTACAGGAAGTATCATTATTCCTAATGCAAGTAAGATTGATGTTAAGAAATGGGCACAAGGTATGGTTCCTCTTTATGAGAGAAGATTTGGTAAAGGTGAGGAAGGAATGAAATTATTCAAGGCATGGGCTGAAGGATATATTGAGTTCCTATGCTGGTTTACTGAGGATGATGCTCTTGCAGAAATGGGATTGGATGATGATGAACTTGCTGCACTATGTGCTCATGGCATTATTGAAGAGCTTACCAAGTTGCCTGAGAATGTGTATATCAAAGAATACATTGACATTTTAGAAGGATATTTAAGATGAATGAAATAGAAGAAAGAAATAGCTTAGACCCAGAAGAGGTGGCTCAGAGTGCAATTGAGTCTGATATATCTTATGTAGGTGCTATACAGCTCAATACAATACTTCTTGGTATAAGAGAAGGTATTATTCCTACCATTGAGCCTTATGATGAAGCCCCTCACACATACAAGCTGTACTTTAATGATGGGTTTATCCTTTACATTAATGAACATCAGTACAGTATGATAATTGAGGAAATCAGAAATCATGAGGGCACAGAAGAAGAGCCTATTGAATCTCTTCCTGACAGTGATGGTTCTTCCCCTCTTTCAGAAGAAGAGGAAGAATTATTAGCACAGGTAGTTGAAGAAGCACACAATGAAATTCCCACAAACTCTGGCTCACTGCTCATAGATGAGTCTACTTCAAGATTCAGTTCTGCCATTTGGTATGAAGCAATTCAGAGGAAGACTGTCATACTTGCAGGTGTTGGTGGCATTGGCAGTTATGTAGGCTTCTTATTGGCAAGAATGAAACCTGCTGCACTCTTTATTTATGACCCAGATATAGTTGAAACTGTCAATATGTCAGGTCAGTTATATAGTAGAGAAGATGTAGGGAATCCTAAGGTAAGTGCTCTCTCAGGTATGATTAGCAAGTACTGTGACTACAATAGTGTGTTTGCAGTTCCTGAAAGATTTGATGAGTCAAATGATGCTTCTGACATTATGATTTGTGGCTTTGATAATATGGCTGCAAGAAAGACTTTCTTCAACAAGTGGTTAGACCATGTAAGAGGTAAGTCAGAAGCAGAAAGAGCTAATTGCCTGTATATAGATGGAAGATTGGCAGCAGAAGAGTTCCAAGTACTCTGTATCAAAGGAGATGATGAGTTCAATATCAATAGATATGAGAAGGAGTTCTTATTCTCTGATATAGAGGCAGATGCAACAGTTTGTTCATATAAGCAAACTACATTCATGGCTAACATGATTGCATCTGTGATGGTCAATTTATTTGTGAACTTTGTAGCAAACCAATGTGAGCCTCTTATTGATAGAGACCTGCCATTCTATACTACATACAGTGCAGAAACTATGTACTATAAAACTGAAGCATAATGGAGTATAGCTGGAGATATGAAAACACTCTGATGAGAGTATTTCTTGGGTATGATGACACAGCAGTAAGTGATGTGTCTAATACAGAAACTACACTTGACAATCATAATGCCTTCAACAGATTATTTGTAATTGATGTGTCCTCAGATGAGATTGAGGTTCCTGTCTTTGCAAGGTCTGTTGTAGAGTCTGTGGTTAGGGACAATTTAGAGTTTCCATCTATAACTTATACAAGTAAGATAGTCATTCCAATGTATGTGAATACATATAATCAGTCAAGGAGAACTGCTGATAGTATAGTGAATGACTTCTTCTCAAGAGTAAACTTCAATCAGAGATTGCAAAAAGTTACAACAAACAAAGGAGAAGTATATTATGGAGGCAAGGGAATTATATTGGACAAAGACTTTAATATCCTGCTTCTGTGCACCATTGTTTGTAGGAGGATGGAACATAGGGGCAGGCAAGTGATGTCTTATTACAAACCTATGATTCATGTAAGCCCTCAGGTATTCTTGAGGGGTGAGGGTCTGGTAGATAAGTCCATTCTCAAAAAGATTATTCCTTTCTATGTATCTCACAACATTGGTTCAGTCAGTACTCATGCTTATTTCAGGAGTGACATCCCTGAAGGAACTAAGCCTCAAATACTGATTGATGATGTAAGTAAGTTCATAGAGAATCCTGCCAAACCAACTCCTCAAAAGTGCTCAGATGATGTGCTGAATCAAATACTTGCAGATAATGTAGATGATGTGCTGAATCAATTTTAGCTATGACACTTGAAGAGTATTTTGGCAGATGGATGAGGGTAATAGATAAGAGAGAACTTGAATCTGTATTGAGCAAACTTGGACCAGAATATAAGAGAAAACCTATTTGTCCTGCACAAAGTAATGTGTTTAAGGCATTTGAGGTTTGCCCTTATGATAAGCTCAAGGTTGTAATGTTGGGTCAAGACCCATACCCTCAGAAGGGAGTAGCTACTGGAATATTATTTGGCAATAAGGAGGGGACAAGAGATGAGGACTTGTCTCCTTCTTTGCAAATAATAAAAGAAGCTGCAATAAATTTTGAAATTCCACATAATTGTATTATCTTTGACCCCACATTAGAGAGTTGGGCAAAGCAAGGGATTTTGATGATTAATTCAGCTCTCACAGTAGAAATGAACAAGATAGGTTCTCATGTGATGCTGTGGAGACCATTCATAGCAAGTCTATTGAAGAAACTATCTGAGAATGAGACTGGTATAATTTATGTCTTATTTGGTAAACAGGCTCAGACATTCAAGCCTTATATCAATAAGCAGTTTAATACTGTATTGGAGGAGAATCATCCTGCATATTTTGCAAGAACAGGTGAAGCAATGCCACATACAGTATTTGAACAAATCAGTAAACTGACAAAAGGAATGTATGGGATGCCAATAACTTGGTATCAAGAATATTAACTTTCTAAAAATAAAAAGAAAATGGAAAAATTTATTTTGAAAAATGGTAAAGAGGTTAAGATGGGTGACAAACTTATCAAGCATGGTGTAGCAGATACTCCCTTTGGTAAAGGGTTTATTATGCAGGAAATCATTGTAAATGAGAAGACTCTGCCTGAACTGATTAAGGCAGGTGTACTTACTCAGGTAAACTGTGCTCATGGTGCTGATTGTCCTTGCAGACATTGTACAAAGGGTGAAGTTCCTATGGACATGAACTTCTACATTGAGAAGATTGCAGCCAGACTTGGTTGGAAACCTGAGAAGGTCTATAACTATCTCAATAGTGTGGATTCAATTCTCCCTGCTGCTGCATTCTCTATGGTACTCAGAGAGATTGCCATTGAGTTGGACAAGAAGTATGAAGACCACATTGAGAACAGACCTGAGATTTATGTAATCTCTATGCTGGATGGTAGAATTACAAAAGCTAACAAGGCTCATATCAAGAACTACAGAAACTTTGCAGCATTCAGAACTATTGAGGATGCAAAGATTGCTTGTAGAATTGTAAAGCCTATTCTGAAAGAAATGTTCAAGAGTAAAGGTGGAAAGTAATAACAAGAAAATAAAGGGTGCTACATCTATTGAGTACAATGGCATCAAATTTAAGAGTATCCTTGAATGTTCTTGTTATAAAAAGCTTGAAGCTGCTGGGTTTGACTTCTCCTATGAGAGTGAGAGAATCACTCTCTGGGATGGAGTCAAACTTCAGAATACTCTGGTGTATGCTCCTAAGAAGATAAGGGCTGGCAAGTATGGTAAGTTTCTTGAGCTACAGACAAGAGCATTATTAAGTACTACTTACACACCTGATTTTGTGGTTACTAAAGGTAATTATAAAATCTATTTTGATGTCAAGGGTAAGGAGAATGATACTTATCCTATCAAGAAGAAAATGTTCCTCAAAACACTTGAGGAAAGGAATGATGGGGTAAGATACATATTCTTTGAACCTCATAATGTGAGACAGATGTTGCAAGCCATAGAAATTATCAAAGGACTATGAGTAAGCCAGTAGAGAGAATACAGGCATTGATTGGCTCATTGCCTGAAAGAGACATTCCTTTGGGGCATAAGTTCCTGAATGAGAGAGACTTTGATTCACTGAAAGAGTTAATAGACTCAGCTATATACAAGGTGAGGAGGAGTTTGAAGAGTGATAATCCAAGAGAAGAGTACCTAAAGGTGAATCTTGAGGATTTGAGCAGGTTAAAGTCTGAAGTAGATATATATATTGTTCAGTTGGAAATACCTGAAGATGGCATATATAATGAAGGCTTTGATGATTGTGAAATTGAAGAAGAGTTTTATTGATGGAAAGGAAATCATTGTATGACCTTTCTTGGCAAGTAAGTGAAGAAGAGTATAGAGCAGACCCTGCATATTCATATTCCACTATAGCCAGATTTAATAGAGAAGGATTTGATAACTTGGATAAGTTGTATGACAAGTTGGAGACCCCATCCCTATTATTTGGCAGTATGGTAGATACACTTCTCACAGATGGTCAGGAAGAGTTTGATAAAAGATTTGAGGTTGCACAGTTTCCTGCTATCAGTGATAATCTAATCCAAGTGGTAAGAGTATTGTTCAATTCATGTCATGAATCTTATAGGAGTATAGACCTTATTCCTGATGATATTATTGCCAGTGTTGGAGAAATGTGTGGTTATTATGCTAATCCTAAGTATGCTACATACAGGGTTAAGAAGATAAAGGAGGAGTGCTCAGAGTACTATAATCTGTTATTCCTTACTGTAGACAAGACTCTGGTGAGTAATGAGGATTATCAGGCTGCACAAGACTGTGTAAACATACTCAGAAACCATAGATATACCAAGTGGTATTTTGAGCCTAATAATCCATTCAATTCTGATGTTGAGAGATTTTATCAGCTTAAATTTAAGGGAGAATGGGAAGGTATCTCTCTAAGATGTATGGCTGATTTGATTATAGTAGACCACAAGAACAAGGTCATTATACCTTGTGATTTGAAGACTTCCAGTAAGAAAGAATGGAAGTTCCACAAATCATTCATTGAGTGGAATTATTGGATTCAAGCCCAGTTGTATTGGTATATAATCAGGCAGAATCTTGATAAGGATGAGTTCTACAAAGACTATAAATTACTTGATTACAGGTTCATTGTAATAAGTAGGAACAGTAGAAAGCCTTTGGTTTGGATTTATCCAGACACACAAGCTATTGTTGATTGTACCTATGGTAGCAATAACCAGTATATATGCAAGAACTGGAGAGAAATAGTCAAAGAACTGCATTATTATTTGACTCATACACCAGAATATCCTGTAGGAATATCTGAATTGAATAACATAAGACAATGGTTAAATAATGAATAAAGTATTAGAGTATTTTAAGGGAGATGAGTTGGCAGCATCTACTTGGCAGAACAAATATGCAGCAAAGGGAGAAGTAACTCCTGATGATACACATAGGAGACTTGCCAAGGAGTTTGCAAGAATTGAAGAAAAGTATAATTGGAATCTGAAGCCAGAAGATAAGCTCAAACTGTCAGACTATGGATATATAAGACCTCAACTGACAGAAGATGCTATCTTCGAGTTATTCAGAAACTTCAGGTATGTAATACCCGGAGGTTCTGTTATGGCAGGGTGTGGTACAGGAGAATTGGTATCTCTTTCCAATTGCTTTGTAATAGCTTCTCCTAAAGATAGTTATGCTGAGATAATGAAAACAAGAAGCCAACAGGCTCAGCTAATGAAGAGAAGAGGAGGAGTAGGATATGACTTATCAGGTCTTAGACCAAGAGGTGCTAAAGTAAATAATGTAGCTAAGTCATCTACTGGTGCAGCAAGCTTTATGGATGTATGTTCTGATATTACCAATGAGGTAGCACAGAATGGTAGAAGAGGAGCATTGATGCTTTCTATGTCTATTAATCATCCTGATATTGAAGAGTTCATTACAAAGAAACAAGACCTTACTAAGGTAACTGGTGCTAATATTAGTGTTAAGGTTACTGATGAGTTCATGAGGGCTGTAGAGGAAGATAAAGATTATATCTTGAGATTCCCTGTAGACATCAATTTGGACAAGTTTCATGAGGAAGAAGGAGAAGGTAAAGCTCTTGAATATAATAAGCTATACAACAATATAGGAGTTTATGGATTAAAGACTCCTGTATATATCAAGAAAGTAAGAGCAAGGGAACTATGGAATACTCTTATGCACTGTGCATGGAATACAGCAGAGCCGGGTATTATGTTTGAAGATGCTATGCACAATTCTCCTGATGGTTCTTATGATGACTTCAAGATGGTAAGTACTAACCCTTGTGGTGAGATACCAATGGGACCTTTTGATAGCTGTAGGTTGATTCATCTTAATCTTTCCTCATTCATTGATAATCCCTTCACAGACAAGGCAACTATTGATGAAGAGAAGCTTTATGAAGTTTCTTATGAGGCTACAAGATTGGCTGATGATTTGGTAGACCTTGAGATTGAAGCTGTAGATAGGATTATTGATGTTGTAAAGAATGAAGAAGACTTTACAGAATTCAACCTATGGAGTAGAATCAGAGAGACTGCCATTAGAGGTAGGAGAGCTGGTCTTGGATTTACAGGTTTAGCAGATGCTATTGTAATGTTAGGTCTTAAATATGACTCTGATGAGGGACTTAGTAAAATAGAGTATATCATGAGAATTATGTTTAAGGCTCAGTTGGATTGCCAGATTGACATGGCTGTAGAGAGGGGAAGTTTCCCTGCTTGGGATAAGGATAAGGAACTATCTACTTCTAACTCATGGTACAATTGGCTTAATAACAATTATACCAAAGACTCTAATAAAATGTCAGTATATGGTAGAAGAAACATTAGTTGGAGTACTGTAGCACCTACTGGTACTGTAAGTATTATGGCTCAATGTTCTTCTGGTATTGAACCTGTATTCTTGCCATTCTATGAGAGAAAGAGAAAGTGTATGTCTCCTGAAGATAGAGCAGATTATACTGATATTAAGGGGGAAAAGTACACTTTGTTTGTAGTAGTGCATCCTAACTTTGCTAAATGGTTATGCTATTCTACTTTCAATGGTAATTTCAATAGCCATGAGTATCTTGAAAGACTTCAGGATATTGAGTATCTTAAAGAAGCTTTCAAAGAGAGTCCTTATTATGGTTCTACTGCACCTGAAATAGACTGGCATCAGAGAGTTAAGTTACAGGGTATTGTACAAAAGTATATTACTCATAGTATTAGTTCTACTGTAAATCTTCCTAAGGAGACTACTGAAGAAGAGATTGCCAATATCTATATTGAGGCATGGAAAGCTGGTAATAAAGGTCAGACCATCTATAGAGATGGCTGTAGAGAAGGTGTATTGAATAAAGTAGAGAAACCTAAAGTAATAGATAACAGACAGGCTCCTAAGAGACCTAAAGAACTTGAAGCTGATTATTATCAGGTTAAAGTAAAGGGAGAGCAATTTATTGTTCTTGTAGGTTTACTTGAAGGAAAGCCTTATGAAATCTTTGCTTTCAGACCATTGAGACCAGTTAGTATTCCTCCTCATAAGGGTAAGATTATCAAGATGGGCAAAATGCACTATAGCTTTGATAGTGAGTATATTCAATTGTCAGACTTACAGTTAGCCAATACTAATGTAGAGGAGAAAGCAGCTACTCTGTATGCTTCTATGTTGTTGAGACATGGTGCTAATATTGAGTATATCACTAAGACTGCAAAGAAAGTGAATGATAATATATCTTCATTTAGCTCAGCTATGTGTAGAATATTGGCTAAGTATATCACTAATACTGAGGTCAAAGAAGTATGTCCTGAATGTGGTGGCAAGTTGGTCAGAGATGGTGGATGTATTCACTGTATTGATTGTGGTTATTCAAAATGTTTATAATATGGAGATAAAAACAAAATATGATACAGGTGATGAAGTCTGTACTTTGCATAAAAATAAAGTAACTAAAGTTAAAATCAAAGCAGTATGAAACTAAAGATAAAAGTAAAAGTTTTAACAGAGGGTTGTATGCCTGAAGTCAATAAGAAAGGAGATTGGATTGACCTCAAGGCTGCAAAGGATGTGGAATTCAATGCAGCACAATCTGGGACTCTCAAGAAGAAGACTGTAGAAGGTGAGGAGATAGGCTACAGGAATGTAGAAATGAGTACCTCTTATATTCCTCTTGGAGTAGCCATGAAACTTCCTGATGGATTTGAGGCTATTGTAGCATCAAGAAGCAGTGGACCAAAGAAGCTCAATATCTTTATTCCCAGTGGAATTGGGGTCATTGACCAAGTTTATTCTGGTAATAGGGATGAGTGGAATTATGTTGCATCTCCTATGAAAGCTACTACTATTCATAAGGGAGACAGAATTTGCCAATTCAGGATACAGCTTAGTCAGAAGGCTACTATGTGGCAGAAGCTGAAATGGCTGTTCAGTTCAGGAATTGAACTTGTAGAGGTAGATGACTTAGGTGATAACAACAGAGGAGGATTTGGTAGCACTGGAGTTAAGTAATAACTGAAAAAAAAAAGCATGAAACATGATTTTAGAGATAATTGGTGTGGTCATCTTGGTATTGGTAGTAGCATTTATTGCCAATACCATTGATGATATGAGAAAAAGGAACAATAGCAAAATCTCCTTTAAGGAAGCTATGGATTTGGTAGAGTTGCCTGTGGTGACATTTTATAATGGTGATAAGAAACTGAACTTCTTGCTGGACACAGGAAGTAATGTGTCTTACATCAACAGCTCTATTATTCCTCTTCTTGACCATGAGAAGACTGATAAGGAGATGAATACTATTGGAATTGAAGGCAATAAGGTTAGTAACCAGTTCTGTAAAATGTCTGTGACATATAAGAATCAGGTATTTGAAGAGGAGTTCAGTATTGCTGACTTGGATGAAGCATTCAGTGTGGTAAAGCAGGAGTCTGGAGTTCAGATACATGGTATCTTGGGAAGCAAGTTCTTCGAGAGATATAAATATGTTCTTGACTTTAAGGAACTTATAGCATATATCAGGTAATGGAAGATATTATCAAGTTGCATTCAAGAGGTGGTGTTAATAATTACCTCAAGAAGATGAAAAGACTAAATGGTGAAGAGTCAAAAACTTATGTAATCAAGACAGATATGCCTACTCTCAGAATGGGATATGTAGAGGAGAAGAGAAAGTTTATTGACCCATCAGGAGGTCCTATGATAGTTGAAGGCTCATTACTTGAGGAAGCTAAGGCAGTGGTTAAATCAATTGACTTTATTGCTGGATATGGTCATACAATAACATTTGAATGATATGATATATTTTGTTACTGGTCAAAGAGAACTATTTGAATTTCCTGATGTCAAGTATAAGTGTATCTCTGTAGAGGAGTCTCTAAGAATATTAGAGCCTATTCGAGTTGTAGGATTGGATACTGAGACTACAGGTACAGAGATATGGCAGGGTAAGTTGCTTACCCTTCAATTAGGTAATAAGGAGAATCAAGTGGTGATAGACTGCATGACCACTGATGTCAAGCAGTATAAAGACTATCTTGAAAGTGACAGATTATTTATCATTCATAATGCAAAGTTTGATTTAAGATGGCTATATAAGGAACATATTGTAGTCAGAAATGTCTATGATACTTATTTAGCTGAAAAGATTCTATATCTTGGTTTTCCTCCGGGCATTATCTCCCTCTCTTTGCAGGCTTGTTGTGATAGATATTTGAATGTCTTTCTTGACAAGACTGTGAGAGGGAAGATACATGTAGGAATGACTGAGGATGTCATAGTTTATGCTGCAAATGATGTAGTATATCTTGAAGATATTATGAACAGCCAATTATCAATCATCAGTGCAAGAGGTCAGAGAGTTGCACTTGATATTGAGAATGAGTTTGTAAGAGTTCTTGCATATATTGAATTTTGTGGCATCAGACTTGACCCTGAGAAGTGGAAGGCTAAGATGGTTAAGGATGCAGAGAGGTTAAGAATTGCAGAGCAAAAGCTCAATGAGTGGGTAGTTGATTATGTGATGAAGAAGAATGACCCTTCTTTGATTGCAAGCAATTATGATTCTCATAAGAAAGGCAAGCCAGCTAAACTTGCAGATAGTGTGTATGTGGTGATACCTGCACCATCACTATTCTCTGAGTTTGATACTGGACCTCAATGTATTATTAACTGGAATAGCTCTAAGCAAGTAATCAGATTGTTTGAAGAACTTGGGTTTGACCTATTGGTCAAAGACAAGAAGACAGGCAAGATGAAAAAGTCTGTAGAGTCTAAGTACATAGAATTACAAGCTGATAAAAGTACTATTGTTCCTTTGTATCTTGAGTATTCAGCAGCCTTCAAGGTAGTAACATCTTTTGGTCAGAACTTCCTTGATGCCATTAACCCTGTGACACATAGAATCCACCCAACATTCAATCAAATGATGGATACAGGTAGATTGTCTTGTGGCTCAGGAGGTAAAGGAAAGGGAGGTAAGACTAAGGATGATGATATTGCAGAGGGGGAAGATGAGAATAAAGATACTACAACTCAATCAAATGATAAGAGTGTTAATATTCAACAGCTTCCTGCTACAGAAGAGACAAGAGCAGCCTTTATCCCTGAGAAGGGGCACATGTTGATAGACTGTGATTATGGAGACCAAGAGGGTCATGTATTTACAGAACTATCTGGTGATAAGGAGTGGATTGATTTCTATAATGACCCTAATCAAAGAGATGGACACTCATTTGTAGCTAAGATGTGTTTTCCCAAAGACCTTGATGGTATTGAGGAAAAAGATGTCAAGAAGATGAGAAAAGACCTCAGAGATTTGGCTAAGAAAGCAAGGTTCTGCTTCAATTATAATGGGCAGGCTCCTACAATGGCTACTAATTGTAACATTCCTGTAGACTTTGCAACTGAGATTTATAACAACTATTTCAAGAGATTCTATGGTATAGCAGGCTATTTCAAAGTCCAAAAGAGGGATATGTGGAATAGAGGTTATATCTTGATTTCTAAGATAACTGGACTTAGGGCATATATCTATGACTATCCTATACTGAAAGGTATAGAGAGGAGGAAGAATGGTATGGAGGATTTCTGGGATATTTACAAAGCTGCAAGAGATAGTGGCAGAGTAATAAATGAAATTCCACCTGCAATCATGCAGGAGATAGCCAAGAGATTTGCTGAAGGAAAGCCTATTGAGGAAATAGCTGTTAGATATTCATATAAAGTAAAGAAAGCAGGCAAAGTGGAAGAGAGATTCATTGATATTAACAGAGAAACTGTATATGTATCAGTGATGAAACATCTTTGGAAAAGAAAGAGTGCTTCTGATAACCAATCATGCAATTATCCCTTAATTGTGGGGGGCATATAGTAGTGATGCTATATGAAAAACTCAGTGAATTGCTGGAAAGCTAAGGAGAAATCTATGCTAATCAGCAGCCAAGGCTTGTAGAAATGCAAGTAAGGTTCAGAGACTAATCAAAGTAAGCTAAGGAGAAATCTATGCTGAAATGGACAAGAGTGCTGAGTATCTCTTAATTATTTATTTACCCTATTGGATAATTAAGAAATAATTTGTATCTTTGTGCCTTAAATTAAAGATAACAAATTATGAAGAGATGTTCAAGTTGTGGTAAGTTAAAGGATGAGTCAGAGTTTTATCATTATAAGTCATCAAAGGATGGCTTAACTCACCAGTGTAAGCAATGTATGTCTGAATATAGGACTTCTAAAAGAGAGCATTATAGAGAGTATATGGCTTATAGGAGAGAGGTGGATAATGAAACTATAAAAGCTAATAGAAGAAAGCATTATAGGAATCATCCTGAAAATAGAATGTTAATGCAAGCAAAGCAGAGAGCTAAGAGAAGGAATTTAGAGTTTAATTTAACTATAGATGATATAGTTATTCCTGATAAATGTCCTCTATTAGGGGTGCCATTTGTATTAGGAGTTCAAGGTAATTATGAATATACTCCTTCCCTTGATAGAATAGACCCTAATAAAGGATATATCAAAGGGAATGTGTGGGTGATTACTAAGAAGGCTAACTCTATGAAAAACTCTGCAACAAAAGAAGAATTGCTAAAGTTTGCTGATAACATCTATAAATATTTTGGAGATAATGATATAGTCCAACCTATTGAGAAATCAATAGAACTACAGGATAAAGAGCCTGTAGGATAATAGAATTGCACAAGGGACTGCTGCTGCAATGACTAAGATTGCTGGCATTAGATACTTCAATCATCTTGTGAATGATGGGCTTATATTCAAAGTCCTTATTCCTAATGATGTTCATGATGAATATCTAATTGAGCCACCAACTGAGATTGCAGAGCAGGAAGCCAAGAAGTTAAGTGAATGTATGGAGTATGCAGCAGCAATCTTCTGCAAAAAGGTGACTATCAAAGCTGTGCCTGAAATAGCAGACCATTGGGTACATTGATATGGAAGTATGGAAAATAATAATCCCTATAGTTGTGTTTATACTGTGTCCATTAGGGATATGGTATGCAACAAAGCTTAAACTAAAGGAGATAAGAGAGAAGCTGTACATATATCCTAAGAATGGTCATCAGTATCTACCACTATTCAGATGTAGGCTTAAATGTCCTGCATCTGGACAGTGGTTTGATGCACTAATCTATCAGGATTATGACAGTAAATATTTGTATGTTAGAGAGAAGAAAGATTTCTTTGACAAATTTGTTAAACTCATAGATTGGGAAACAGGCAAAGATTCAGGTTAAAATTCTTGCTCATTTGGAGATTATTCATTATATTTGCAAAATAAAACAATATAATGTATGAAAAGAATTGAGCATAGGATAGAAAATGGTGAGGAAGTGAAATGGTGTGGGAGATGTCAGAGATGGTTATCTCTCACTCACTTCTCTGCTAATAGAGTTAAATGGGATGGACTACAGGAAAGGTGTAATGAGTGCAGAAAAGCTCACTATAGTGAAGTTGGCAAATTTACCAAAACTGTACCTCCCTTAGAAGTTAGAAGGCAAAGACATAGAGTTCAAGTTATCAAATCTTATGGTATAACAGAGGAAGAATTTAATTCTATGTTGGAGAAACAAGGAGGTAAATGTGCAATCTGTGGAACTACAGATTGGGGTAGACCTTCCCCTTCTATAGACCATAACCATAAGACTGGAAAAGTTAGGGCACTATTATGCAATAGATGTAATAGAGTCCTCGGTCTTGCAGAAGATTCACCTGAATTATTGAATAAGATGTTTAATTATTTGAAAGAACATGGAACAGAAAATTGACAATGTTAATCATCCCCCACATTACACTTGGCTCAAGGATAAATGTGGAATTGAGGTGATTGATATAACAAGACACATGGATTTCTGCTTGGGTAATGCTATTAAGTATATACTCAGGGCAGGGCATAAACAGGATGCTTCTCTCTCTGACAATCAGAAGGAAGTTGAGGACTTGAAGAAAGCTATTTGGTATATTAAGGATAGAATTAAGCAATTAGGAGGAGATGTAGAAGATGCCTAAGATAATTTTATGTAGAGGGATACAAGGTAGTGGTAAGACCACTTGGGCTAAACAATGGGTACTTGAAGACCCTGAACATAGAGTAAGATTCAATAATGATGACATCAGAAATATGTTAGGTAAGTATTGGGTTCCCAGTAGAGAAGGTCTTATAAAAGACCTAAAAGGTCTATTCCTATGGGAAGCTATGTCCTATGGTTTTGATATTGTTATTGATAATATGAATCTCAATCCCAAGGAATTAGAGTACTATAATAGAGTGCTTGATGATTGGAACAATCCTAAAGGAATAGCACCTGCTGTGGTTAGACCAAAGTATGACCTTGAGTTCAAAGACTTCTTCATACCTCTTCAAGACTGTATTGAGAGAGATTCCAAAAGACCTAATCCCATAGGAGAGGAAGTTATCAAGGCTACTTATGAAAAGTACAAATCCATCTTAGAGGAGGTGAAAAATGACTAATTCAGGTAGATTAATTTATGCAAGTCCTGATAGGAGAGGTTACCATGCCTCTCCTTCTCCTAAACAAGAGTCTTGGAGAAAGAGAGTTAATCTTCTTTGGAGAATTAAAGGAATGATAATTCCTATGGATGCACCAATGACTAAGGAAGAGAAAGAGAAACTCTCACAAGCCCAGACTCTTATAGGAGAAGTAATCAAGGATTTTACAAAGAGTAGTGTTGCCCTTGGATTCAATGCAGTAAATAGGTGCTACTATTGTGGCAAGCCTGCTGTAACCATTGATGATGGAGGGCATTATGTATGTGAAGAATGTAAGAACAAATATGCGAGAGTATTGAATATGTCATAAATGAGACAGTACACACAGAAAGAGTTCATCAGGATAGTAGAGAAGAATGGTTTTCACTATGATAGGCATAATGGAAGCCATGCTATCTATGTCAATGATGGAGGGAGGCACATCAGCATTCCTCATAATCTTGAGTGTGTAATTGCTCGAAGGCTGATAAAGGAAAATAACTTGGACATTAACTTAAAAAAAAGTAAAATGACTGAAAGTGGATATTATCCCCCCGGTGCAGAGCATGACCCTAATGCACCTTGGAATCAAGAAGAACTCCCTGAAAGGGAGATTGAAGTAACTGTATCTGTGACACTTAGTAAGACTGTCAAGATAAAAGTGTCTGACTACACCATTACTGACTCTGGCAAGGATGAAGATGGTGATTACTTTGAGTATGTGGACTATTCTGATTGTGACCTAAAGGGGGCAGTTGAAGAGCAGATTACATTGCCTCAAAATGCTTGGGATTACATAGCTCCTAAGTCAAAGAAAGAGGTACAAGCTATCTTTGATTTGAAGGGGTGGAATGTTGATGAAATGGAAGTTATACCAGAATAAAAGGAGGAAATAATATGAGTAAACAATCTGAAAATTTCAAGAAGCTTGTAAAAGGAAACCCTATTGGTTCCATTACTACAGCTATTAATATGCTTCAATCTTCTGTGAAGAATGAGCTTATGAAAGAGTTCGGAGTATCTACTGTAGAAGAATTGGCTTTCAAACTGAAGTAGTATGGTAGATAACTTTGAACTAATCAAGTCTATGTTCTACTTCAATGAGGCAAATGATATGTTCTTTCATTGCCAAATTGTACAGAGGGCAAAAGACCATAAAGGGAAAAAGTAAGAGAAGGTGCAATCAAGACTTACTTTATAAGAAGTGCTGAACATCTTATGAGAGTAAAAGATGAAATCATTCTCTTATGTGAGCACTACAAGGCAAGGGCATACATTAATGTTGCAGGAAAGGATTTTAGTGCATTACAATCTTTGATGCTTGTGAAACTTGCAAGTGACATTCATCAAGGTCTTGTAAGAAATCCAAGAAAGTGTCTCAATAGTGCAGCAGGTGAACTCAAATCAAGGATGCCTAAATGGGTAGTTGATATAGATGATATATCTATGATGAATGTTATTGCAGATAAACTCTTTGAGTTATATGCAGAGGCTTGGAAGAGGAAAGGTTCTGATATTTCAGTGGAGGCACTTAAAGAGGTAGGATATGACTACATTTATGCTCAAATACCTACTAAACAAGGAATCCATCTCATTGTAAAGCCTTTCAACACCAAAGCATTCAGTGAGGCATTTCCTGATGTAGATGTTCATAAGAACTCTATGGGCACTATGCTGTATTACCCAAATAACTTGGATAAACCTACATATTGTTGTAGTGAATGTGGAGGAACTAATATTCAAGTACAGGCATGGGTTAATGCCAATACCAATGAGTATGTAGATGACATAGGTGAAGGTGAGTGCTGGTGTGAAGATTGTCAAAAGCATACTACAATAATAGAAATAAAATGAAGAAGTTATTGATTTTGATGGTTGCAGTTCTTATGTCTGCATGTTGTAGTAAGCCATCTTCCAATCATGATACTCAATATAATCAGTATCAAGTAATTGATGAGAATGGTAAATGGGTTACATATAAGATAGATGATACACACTTCTTATGTGTTCCCAACTACAATGCAGACAAAGGAGCTGTTCCAGTAATGTTAGAAGTGGAGAGGAAATGAAGAAGGTAGTAAAGTTGTATGCAGACTGGTGTGGTCCTTGCAAGGTGCTTGAGAGAATGATGAGAGACCTTGATATTAAACATGAAAATGTAAATATTGATTCTCCTGATGGAGAGGGCTTATCTATTAAGCATAATGTAAGGGCAATACCAACTCTGCTTGTATTGGATGAGAATGATAACTTAATCAGGAAGATGACAGGATTACCTGCTACTCCTACAGATTTAACAAAGTTTGTATATGAGTGAAATTGTTAGATTAGACCAAGTAACAAGTTGGAAGAGAGCTTTGAATGCTGCAAGAAGGACTATTGGTAAAGCACCATTAGCTAAAGAGCCTTCAAAGTCTTGGGAAGCAAAGATGCTCCTTGCTGAGCATAGTCCAATTAGGTTAGTAGAATTTGATTGGACATGGAAGGACATCATGCAGTGGGTCACTACTCATCTTGTAAGACACCATGAAGGCTGTGAGAAGTTTGTCCATAGCCAGAGAGGAGATAGGAGAGTATTACCTGTCCCAAGAAATGAATTACCTCAAGGTGCTCTTAATGATATGGATATGACAGCCAATGCTCAGGCTATCATAAACATATCAAGAAAGAGACTGTGTTCTTGTGCTTCTAAAGAAACCAGAGAAGCATGGAAACAAGTAGTAGAGGCTATTAGGGAGGTAGACCCAGTATTAGCTGATAAATGTGTTCCTGAATGTCTGTATAGAGGATTCTGTCCTGAGTTTATGAACCCTTGTGGGTATTCTAAAACTAAGAAATTTGAAGAGGATTTGCAGAGATACAGAAACACAGATTATGAGCAGGAGTAATTCCTGCTTTTTTTTTTGTGATAAACAATTAAAAAGAAAAAGAATATGGCAATTTTTGGTAATGGTAAGACTACTGTAGCAAAGGCTACATTTGCAGAAAGACTTAATAGTGTAAAGGCTATGTTTCAGACTGCACACAATCAGGCATCTGCATTGAATGATGAGATGCAGAAAGAGATTGAAACAAAGCAGGCTCAGATTGAGTCTATTAATGCTCAAATAAAGGAGATTAGTATTACTCAGGAAGAGACTAAGAGATTTATGTCCAACTTAGAAAAGTTTATTAAATGAGAACAGGATTAGTTAAACCCAAAGTAAAAGAAAGCATTACTACATCATCAGATGGCAGGCTTGACATGGTGATTGCATTTGATACTACTGGCTCCATGAGAAGTTACATTGATGCAGTCAAGAAACATGTGAAGGAATTGATTCCCAAGCTCTTCAAACAGAATCCTGATTTGAGGATAGGAATAGTGGCTTTTGGTGATTATTGTGATATGCCAAGTAAAGACAAATTTGGCAAAGCATATCAGGTATGTAAGCTTACTGATAATGAGAACAGGCTTATAGAGTTTATCACTAATGCACAGAACACAAGTGGAGGTGATGGTGATGAGTTCTATGAACTTGTTATCAAGAAGATAGTAGAAGAGACTAACTGGAGAGAAGGTTCTACCAAAGCAGTTCTTCTTATTGCAGATGCAGAACCACATAAGGTAGGATATAGCTACAATGATAGAGTAGTTAATAATCAAATTGATTGGAGAGAGGAAGCTAAGAAAGCTGCTGAGAAAGGAATCAAGTTTGATACATTGACTATAAATAAAACTGGGTGGTATAAAGAACTCTCAAGTACTACTAATGGTGTAAGTGCTCCATTCAGTACAAGCTCAAAGACTTCACAACTTGTTGAGGCTGCTGCATTGGCAAGAGGAGGACAAAAGACAAGAGGTCTTTATAAGGCTACTATGGATAGCTTTGAAGCAAGTGGTGATACTGAAATGACTGCTGTGTATGCAGCCTATTCAAAAGAAGTAATATCTTAAAACAATAAAAACATGAAAGTAAATCTTGCAGAAATTGAAGTAGGTGACATCTTCTCAGAAGAGTCCCATTACATTGTAAAAGAAGTAAAGAAGGATAGTGTTGTATTTGAACATCTTGAAAGTGGGAAGACTGTAAGTCTGAGCAATGAGTATGTTCATAATATGCTCAATACTTCTGACCAGTATGAAAGAGAAGTAAAAGTTACTAAGGAAGATAAGAAAGATGGTACTCCGGGTATAAAAACTATCTTTGAGGGTATCAAGTCTTCTGAGGTATTCACTGTAGTCTTCAAGAAACAGGATAAAGCCAAGACTAAGAAACAGTTTGAGGCTGAAAGAGAGGCTCAGAGAGTTGAGGCTATTGCCCTGATTGATAAGGCTAAGAAGCAGAAGAAGTCTATGGCTGTAGCCTATAAGGAAGCTCTTGAGTTCATTCAGAACAATCCTGTAAAGGACTATATTGAAGGTGAGGATAGAGTACTGAGAGGTTACAAGATGCAGTTTGTCTCAAGAGATGGTAAATACAAATGTATGGACATGGATATTGAGAGAACTGAGAAGGAAACAGGTGAAAGATTGGTGAACATCAATACAATCTCTCAGCTTATCTACAATGGAGTGAAGTATGTGGTAGAGTAATCCTCTGCTATTTACTATCTCTTCTTGACAATGATAATAGATTTTCTAAGGGAGGTAGCAATATCTCCCTTATTCTTTTATACCACAATTAGTAATCAAATTAACTGATGACAACTTTTATACTTAATATCTTGGTTTATTAAGAATAAATGCTTATCTTTGCTGTCACTAATTTATAATAAAAACTATATGGAATTAGGAAATTGTTTAATTATAACTGATAAAATCAGAGACTTGGCTAAAAAATTACAGGGTGAAACAGAAGAATCTGTAAAAGGTCTTGTAGCCTTATGGCAAAAGCATAATAATAAGACTATGGAAGACTATCCTTCTGCAAAAGAACTCAATGAATTTAGAAGTACATTAAGGGGTAATTCTGCATCCAAAGTTTCTTTATCTACTACAGGATACAAAAAGGGGGACCCTCAGAAACATCCTGATGTAGACTATGTATTTACTGAGAATGCTGAAGCTTATATGGTATCTAAAGATAGTGGCACAGAAGATACAGGCACATTATTACCATCTTCATGGTTAGAGGCTTTATCAAGTTTTCCTAATCAAGGGAAAACTAAACTTAATGTTTCTGATGTACATGGTACTAATCAAGCAGGTATCAGAACTGACAGCAAAGGTAATATTAGTCCTAATGCTTATGGTATAGTAGTTAAGAAATACCAGCAAGATGCTAATGGTAACTTTGTTGCAGCAGAAGGTCAGTTCCAAGATACAGAAGAGGACTTTAAGTTGTTTGTTAGTTTGAATGAGGACATGTTCCAAAGATTATCTGAGTCAAAGAATACCAAGATAGTATTTCCAACTCAGATGGGTCTTGGTAAGGCAGCCCTTCCTAAAAGATTTGTAGAATGGCTACAATCTGAGTTATCAACAAGATTCGGTATTAATTCTACTATTGAGAAAAATCAGAGAGCAGATTATGATGGTTATGGGCTTAAACTCAATTCTATCTCTATGACTTCTTCTGTAGAAGAAGTGGGAAATATGCTTGATGAGGCATTATCTCCTTCATTCAATGCTCCTAAGGTTTCCTCTATTGAGGCTCAAGCTAAGGTAGATTTATACTTTGACCCAAGAACAAGAAGAGATAGAGTAACTCTGATTGCAAGATTCTTCAGTAATGAAATTGATAAAGCATTACAGGAGATGAGTGATTCTCTTAATAAGAGAATGGATACTGCTTCTGATGAAGGAAGACTGCAATTACAGAAGGAGCTTAACTCCCTTGACAGATTTGCTGTTATTAGAAAGTACACTCCTGCTGGTATATTTGGTAGAGTATTGGATATATTCCAGTCCTATATTAATGATACAGAAGAGAATAGAGTACAGGTTGAGTTGGATAAAATCAATGCAACTAAAGGTGCTGATAAGTACTCTGATGAACAGAAATTAGCTGCTGCCAAAAAGAAGGCTGCATATAAGTACACAGAGTACAAGAAGATTGCAGGAGATAAGGAAGTATTCCAAGCTTTAGCAGAAGAAGCAAGTACACTGCTTGTAATGACAGAGGGTATTAGAATTGACCCTAACTATATTGCACCTAAAGATGCTAATCTTAATGATGATACTCCTGAAGGTGACAGTGAGCTTGATACACAAGCTGAGGATTGGAGACAGGAAGAGGCTTTCAAAGATGGATGGATGACTAACTTTAGACAAGTTAGTTCTCATGAGTCATTGTCACAAGCTGTAAGAAAGGTTATCAGGCAGGTTCCTAAATTGGATTACAGAGGAAAGTATGAGAAGGATGATTTAGGCTTTACAAGATACTTGGATGCTGATTATGTACATGCAGTATTCATTGATAAGCTGAGAGACATGATTACTTCTGAGGATATGATTCCTCTTATGCAGGAACTTGAAAAGAACAAGCCTTGGGTAAAGCAAGTAACAAAGCTGTTGCAGAGTGATGAAACACTATTCTCGCAGTTCTATCAAGACTTCAGAAAGGACTTTATGCCTTACTGGATTCAGAAAAAGAAGATGATGCCTGATGGCACATTCAAGATGCAGACTATTGCTATCAATAAACCTGAGGGTGTATATTATCTTCTTGATGCTTGGAGAGATAACTATGAGAATGGTATTCAGCTTGATGATGATAGTGTATATGAAAAGAATGGAGAAATCAATGTTGAGAATGCAGAGAAAGGACTCAAATGGGTTGAAACTCTGAACAATAAATTCTCCAATCTTGATACTGAAGCAAGACTTGCATTACTTGAAGATGAAAGAATCTGGAATACTATACTCAAGCTATTGAATATGCTTGGTATTGATGCAAATCCTTCTGTATTGAAGAATGCACTTACAGATATTAAGACTGCTGAGGGTGTTACTTTTACTGACCCAATCATGCTTCTATTACCACAGCTGAATGTAATATTCAGTGGTATTAAGAAGGGTGATATAAAGTCTGAGACAAGAGAAGATGGGACAGAGAAGAGAGGAGACTTAATCAATACATTTGGCTCTGCTTACAACATGATTGCAAGTATGATGGCTAATGTAACTGAAGATGCTATTGAAAGTAGTGTTAGAGAGAATGATAAGTCCTATTACTCTCATGTTACTCCTAACTACCTTGGGAAGTTGATTAAACAACTCAAGAATGTAAGAGGAGACAAGAAGAGATTTGAGGAGTTCATTAATACTGAGTTTAAGCAGTATGAGTGGTTCTTCAAGGATGGAAGATGGAGAAGTGATTGGTTGGAGCAACTTGTCAATTCTGAGGAAATGAGAAGAGGTCTAAGTCATAAAGTGGTATTGAACTCTGATAAAGTGGACTATACTAACTGGGATGATTTGGATTATACATTGGCACTTCTTACTGAATACTGGGGAGACCCAGAAGATAGTAGAACAAGTGTGAAGTGGGCTTGGTATCATGTTCCCATTCTTTCAGACTCTCCTTCTGCTGAATTCATCAGATTCAGAAAGTATGTCAGTGGGGTTGAATATGATGAAAATGGAAACAAGCTGACTTATGATGATATTATTCTTGATAAACTGACTGATTTAGTCAATCAAGAATATGACAGAATAATGCTTGTCAGAGCAAGAGATGAGGAGCTTCAAAATGGCAATCCAAACATCTCTCCTATAGCAAACTATGATATTGTCAGGAAGAAGGATGGAAGCATTAAGAGTATGGGTGGAGCTGAGTTCAAGTTCTTACCTGCACTCAATTCCATTAGATATGATAATGGAGAGACATTCCTTGACAGATTAAGTAGGTTGAGCAGAGAGGGAAGTGGTGCTGAATTGAAGGATTTTATCAGAGGTGCTCTTAGAGAAGTCATGGATAATGGTTTTGAAGAAGCATATAGAGATTGGGTAAGAATTGGTCTGCTTGATGAACTGCCAAATGGAAGATATAAATATCTGCCTTTTGCAGGGCAAGCACAGCAGAACTCAAGGACTGCAAAATCTCTTATTAAGGCTAAAGAGATTCTTGGCACTACTCTATGGACTACTGATATGGAGTTATTGCTAAGAGACTATAACAATAATGCCCCAGTAGATGATAGAGTAGCTGCAAACCTATTTCAACAGATAAGGGATATGGTTACTCAAAAGGCTACAAGAGGTGATATTACAAAGCAGGAAGCTGACAGTATCAATAGAAACCTTGTAGTAAAGAACAATGCAAAAGCTGCATTGAGAGAGTACTACTGGAATAGTAAATTAGCCACTTCTCAAATCATTGAATTGACTACCACAGACTTGGCATTCTATAAGAATGTAGAGGATTTTCAGAAGAGATATAAGGAGGTTCATGCTCCAGCTCTTAGACTGAATACCAAAGCTACTTATAAGGGTGAAAGGATTGGTAGAGATTGGGAAAGAACTATCTACTTGAAGGATGATGAAATTGCCTCTTCTGTATTGAGTGATATTGAAACAGTTCTTGATGAAAGAGTTAGGAAAGGTGAAATGTCCAAGATAGACAGAGACAACATTGTCAATAAGTTTAAGGCAGTCAATGTAGCAGATGCTCAGGCTTACAGAAGTTTGAGTTCTTACAGAGCAATACTTGGTATGTCTGGTCAATGGACAGATGAGATGGAAAAAGCATATAACAATTTCAAGAATGGTACTTGGAATATAGCTGACTTTAATATTATCTGGCAGACTAAGAAACCTTATGTATATACTCAGGTTAATAACATGAGTGGTGTAGAAGGTCATACTGGTATTAAGACTCCTGTACAGCATAAGAACTCTGAGTTCCTATTACTTGCTATGCACGAGCTAATAGCTGGTCCACTTGGTAAATCAAGTAAACTTAGAGCTATTAATGAGTTCATGGAAGAGAACAATATTGATGTGGTTCAGTTTGAATCTACTACTAAAGTTGGAAAGCAGGGTGTTATTGACCTTAATAAGGTTAATGACTTCAGCCAAGTAAAGGAGGTCTTGAAGAATACTACTATGCCTAATGGTGTTGAGAATCCTAATGTAGTGCATAAAGTAAGCTATGAGGATTATGGTATTCAGACAGCAACTCCTGAACATGCTATTGATGCTGTACAGCTTGTAGGTACTCAGATTAGAAAACTGATTACTGCTGATATTGCACCAGATACAATCATTGAAGTTGATGGTAAGAAGATGACTAAGCAGGAATGGCTTGATTTATATAATGCTATCAATACTGAGAACATTATTCAAGCATTTGCTGGTGTAGATGAGATATTCAGAGACCCTAAGAAGGTAGAGGAGATATTACTTGAAGAGATTAGAGGTAATCAAAGATATGGAATTGATATGATGAGAGCATGTACTCTTAATGAGAATGGTCAATTCAATATTCCATTATTTGACCCTGTACAGTCTCAGAGAGTACAGACTCTATTGAATAGTATCATCAAGAGCAGAGTTACTAAACAGAAGATTAGAGGTGGAGCTTTGATTCAGGTATCTGATTATGGCTTGACTGATGAACTTAATGTAGTATTCAAAGATAAAGATGGTAATTTAATGTCTTGGGAAGTGTACTCTAAAAAGCATAAGAATGCTACTAAAGAGGAATATGATACATTTGTAAATGAGGCAAGAAAGAGTGGGGGATTGGCAATTGCTTATCTTGAGTGCTATATGCCTGCATATTCAGGAGAGTTCTATGAGCCTCTTATGAAGGAAGGGACTCATGAGCTTGACATCACCAAATTACCAGATGACCTCAGAAAGTTGATTGGCTATAGAGTTCCAACAGAGGATAAGTATTCAATGGCTCCTCTGTATATTAAAGGATTCTTGCCACAACAGAATGGTTCTGCAATTATGCTTCCTGCTGAGATTACCACTCTATCAGGTTCAGACTTTGATGTGGATAAAATGTATATCATGTTGCCTGAGTTTAATATTAAGAAACTATATAATATCAAGGGGGCTTGGGATGATTTCTATCTCAATAACCCAGACATTGTAGAAGAGATTGATAGAAACTTAGGTGAGGCACTTACTCAGTTTATTAAAGAACAGACTGAAGATTGGGATGAGGCAGCAGACTTGGATGATATAGCTGATTTCACACAAGAGTTCAATGAGTGGTTAAAGAAAGAAGGTGTTAAGAGATACCAATTTTCTGAAACTGCACAGAAGAGATTCTCTGAATGGTTTAAGGCTAATAAGAAGAATTACTTCATCAGGAAGAAGATAGAGAAGGTTAAGTATAACTTTGATAAAACTCCTCAGGAAAATAGTCTTGAAGCAAGAAATAACTTGTTGATAGATATGATGTGGGGCGTACTTACAAATGCAGATACTGCATCTAAGATTCTTAACCCCGGTGGTTTTGATTATCAGAAGAAAGCTGCAAGAATTGTAAGTATTCTTAGTTCAAGTTATGAGGCTGATTTGAGAAAGGATTTAGGCATTAGCCAAGGTCCAATTATCACCAAATTATTATCATTGGATTTGGATAGCCTTGATAAATTAGCTGAGAGGACAAAGAAGAAGCTTGACCCTATCTCTCCAAGAACTCAGGTACATCTTCACCAACAGAATATGACTGGTGCCAAGTTGATTGGTATATATGCAAACCATAATGCTAACCATGCTTTGATGCAGCATACAGAGCTTGGATTGGATGTTGAGAATGGCTCATTTGTATTGAATGGAAAGAGACTTACATCTCTACATGATATTATGAATAGAGACAAAGAATTCATATCTAAGAACAATGCTGGATTCTTGGCTGCATCTGTGGATAATGTTAAAGACCCTGTGCTGGCTGGTATTAACCAGAACACATTTACTGCTGATGCCTCTATGCTTCTTTCAAGACTTGGTTACAATCCTGTTGAAATAGGTCTGCTTATGGCACAACCTATTATCATGGATATTACTCAGGCTTATTTCAGAGAAAGCAGAGAAGGTAAAGGTAAGGACACTGTGATTGATGAAGTCCTTGTAGAATATAAGAAGAAGGCTGCAATGATGGAAGAAGTTACTTATGATAACTATAAGAATAATGACTTCCTCATTGAAGACCTTGCCAACAACATCCTTATTGCAAAGGAAATGGCAGGCATTACAAGTGCCCATCAGACTTCTGATTACAGTAAGGTTGAGTTCTACAAGAAACAAGTTGCTGTAGGATTTCTATTTAAGAGAATAATGAGAACTGCTGATAGTCTTGGTCAGCTTGTACAAGCTACAAGGTCTGATACTCAAGGTGGTGCAGCAGGTCCAACTATTGCTGATACAAAGCTCAAAATCCAAAAGGTTCAAGACTTCTTGAAAGATATGGAGGAGAATGACAAGTTCCCACTTGTAGGAGCAGATGTAATCAGTGACAGTATTTCTCTTAATGATGATATTGACAACATAAGAGAGCAATTGCTTGCAAGTAAATTGCCTTTCTTACAGGCATTCTACACACTTGGATTGAAGCAATCAGAGAGAATGTTGAGCAAGTATTCCCCTCAATTCACTGAGTCATTTGATGAGGTAATTGATGTTCTTAGAAATATGACAAAGACAGGTAGATTGAATGTGAAAACTATGAATAGCATTTACAATGATTTGCTTGCTTACATAATGTCTAAGACAGATTTCTTTGGTGCAGAACCTGATTGGAGTTCAGTAGATGAGAATGGTAATCCTACAAAGATGATTACATCTGCTGACAAGAGAAGGGACTTCATCAATAATTTTCCAACTTACTTCAAGAAAGTGGTTGCAGAGAGTGAGGATATAGCTGACCTTGAGTTTATTAAGAGACTTAGAGTGATAAGGGCAAATGATACAAATCCTGTGGATACTGTAGTATTCAAGAATGTTGGTCAATTGAGTCCCACTCTAAGAGAAAGATATATGAGAGACTGGTCTTCTCTATTATATATGAGTAACCCAGAAGCTCAAAAGCTTGCTCTTAACTTATTCAGATACAGCTTCTATAGAAATGGCTTTGCATTTGGTCCTTCCACATTTATTCACTTGGCTCCTGTAGCTGTAAGAAATGCAGTTCCAGAGTACATTGAAACACTGAGAAGTCTCCTTACATCTGAGGATGATTACAGTAACTTTGTTGAACAGTATATCTATAATCACCTTGATAATAGAAAGCTTGTTCCTGAAGTTCCTGATGATGCCTCAACATCATTCATAGGTGAAGACAATGAAATGAAGGATGAAGTCACATTTGTAATAGATGAAAATGCCAACTTTGGTGATAAAAAGGTTGTCAAGAAGAGAATAGATACACCTGATGGTCCTGTATATGATTTCTTTGATTTCATTGCAAGAAGAAACAGAGGTAACTATGTTTATTACAGATTGACTACAGACAGAGTTGATGAGTCTAATGTGGCAGTCTATAGAAGAATTGAGCCACTTGGATTTAGAAACAGTTTCATTGAATATGAATATGGCAAGGAAGCAAGTGAGATGACTTCTGTAATTGAGAAGAATAGTAAGGACTATAATCCTAATCCTAATGTTGATTATGAGGCATTTGCTTCATTTGAAACTCCTCAAATGACAGAAGAGGATTTGGCTTATTCTGAGATGTATAGAGAGGCATTCAGTGAAGATGCTTTGAGACAGGCTTATGGAGACATCTATGGTGCTCCTCTTGAAATGCCACAAGGTTCTGAAAATGATGTAACATCTATTCAGCCTAATGTGGATTACAAGGATGAGAATGGTGATAATATTTGCGGTGCAACAACTTTATATAGCTTATAAGATATGGCAAGAAATTGTGCAATTATCCCTCAAGTAAGAAACAATAAAGGTCAGGTAGTAGACAGCAAGCTCTTTAAGGGCTTGCTTGCCTACACTGGCAATAATAGGTCAGAGGCTACCAGACTTTATTTGATTACTAAGAGTAGTGAGTTTATTAAGAATTGGAATCCAAGGCTAACTCTTGATGAAAACAATGAACCAACATTAAGGAGTTTGCTAAAACAAACTAATCTTAGTGATGTTATTCCTGAGTCAAAAGTACTTGAAAGACTCAATAGAGAAATAGGGTACTATAAGAGGGGAATGGATAGACCTGCTCTTTGGGTAAATAATGATGAGAACTACCAGAAGTTACTACAGAAGGCAATCTCATTCAATCAAACCTCAGATTTCAGGGATGATTATGTAGCTAAGATTATTAAGATTCAGGACACTGAATCTCCAAGAATCTTCATAGGAGTAAAGGTTGAGAAAAGAAATAGACTTAACTCAATTGATGCTGACAAAATGGCATATAATGCCAATCTTAATAGTAGATTAAGAGACATTTTGGCAGCTAATGGCATTGCAGTAGGTGCTCTTACAGACCTTGAGAAGAGGATGGGAATCAATGGTGTAACTGACTTTGATGTGGCAAGAACTGCTGCTAATGGAATGATTGAGATGATTAGATTGGCTAATGGTATTGAGGGAGAAAAAGCTCTTCCTGAAGAGTTTGCCCACTTTGCTATTGAGGCAATGGGAGAGTCCCCCCTTATCAATAGGCTAATTAATAACCTCAGTTCAAGTGGTCTTATAGGTGAAATACTTGGTGATGAGTATGAAACCTATAATACTCTCTACAAAGGTGATACTGCAAAGTTAGCTAAAGAAGCAGCAGGTAAATTACTTGCAAAGCACTTATTGAAGTCAGAGCCTATAGGACAGAAGCCCTATAAGAATTTATTAGAGAGAGTAATCTCAGCTATTAAATCCTTCTTCAAGACAATGAATGCCAACCAGATACAAAAGGCTATGTATGAAGCAGACAAAGACTTTGGTAGGCTGGCAAGAGATATTCTCAATGGTAGAATGGATGAAGAGATAAATGTGGGGAACATTAATTCCTCTGGCTTATTCTATCAGACCAATGAAAGAGTTCAAAGGGATAGAAGGCTATTGCAGGACATCATGAATAATGAGTTAAAGAGGCTCAAGATTTATGAGAAGAGAAATCCTAATAGCCAATTCAGTGTTAATCAAAGACTTCTTATTGATAGGCTTGAGCTTGAATTAGCTGACAATAATGAAGTTGAGGGAATCTATGCTTTCCTTGATAATGCTCTTGAAGAATTACAGAAGATAAGCAGTAGGCTTGAGGTGCTAAGAAACACTCCAGCCACTAATGCAAATGAAAGAGCTTCTGTATTGAGAGATGTGAGAAATTACATGTACTCATATAAGAATATCATTGAGGATATAAGAAAGGCATTGGTAGATGAGGAAAGATACACTGATAATAGATATGGTCAGAGAGTCAGAGTGGCATTAGATAATGCTTCTATTTTGATTGGAGACCTATTTGTTAAGTACAATGATGTGTCTATGCCTCTATTTGTGGACTTCATTAAGCCATTTGTAGGAGAAAATATCATGATACCTTTTGGTAAGTTCAAGGGTAAAGTGATTAAGGCTGAGGATTTAGTGAAGATGGCTGATGAGGATATTTCCTTCTTTGACAGATGGCTTGACAGTATGGCAGATTCTTCTGACTATATGTTGAAAGTAATGGACCAAGCTGTCAAGAAGAGTAAGGAACGGGCAAGATTGAGGACTATTGATGTAATGAAACAATTACAGGCTGCCACTATTAAACTTGAAGAGGCTGGTATTAAGAATACTGACTGGATGTTTGAGAGGGACAGTAAGGGTAATTTAAGTGGTAATTATATCTCTGAAATCAATCAAGCCTTGTTCAAGGAGAAAGTAAGAGAAATGTTCAAATCTCTTAATGAGAAGTATGGTAAGAATCCTGTTGGTGAAAATTCTGAGAAGTACAAGAAGGAAAGACAGGCTTGGTTTGATGCCAATATGGAAATAGTCAATGGCAAGAAAGTACCTAAGATGTCAATCTATGGTAATAAGCAATACCAAAGACTGAATGCAGCTCAGAAAGAGTATTATGACACAGTGATGAACATTAAGTCCCAGTTGGATTCTTATTTGCCTGAGAAGTACACTACACTTACTAATGCTGTCAAGATAAGAAAGGACTTGCTTGAGAGAGTCAAATCATCTGATGGTGTGAAGTCAGGTGCAAAGCAGATATGGGAAAGTATCAAGGATGAGTTTATTAGAAGAACTGATGATGTGGACTTTGGAGACAGAGCCACAGTGAAGGACTTTGAAGGCAATGAGGTACAGACTCTTCCTATATACTTTACTAAACTGAAAGAGGGAGAAAGTGCAAATGACTTGTCTACTGACATTGTAAGTACTCTCACAGCCTATGCTGCAATGGCTAATGACTTTGATGAAATGAACAAGGTTATTGATGTGCTTGAATTAGGTAGAGATTTGCTAAGAGAAAGACAAGTAATCCAAACTCAAGGAGGTAAGCCACTTGTAGAAAAGTTCAAGGCAGTAGGTAGAAAGGTTGAGAGTAAATTAACAAAAGAAGGAGAAGCTACAAGATTTGTCCAAAGACTGAATGACTTCTTTGAAATGCAAGTATATGGAAGATACATGGCAGATGAAGGCACATTTGGTAAGACAAATATTGATAAGGGTAAAGTAGCTAACTTTGTGAATAGAGTTACTTCTATGAACAATTTAGCACTTAATGTTCTCTCAGGTATATCTAACTTGGCTACTGGTAAAGTGATGATGAGAATTGAGTCATTTGCTGGTGAGTTCTTCAATGAGAAGAATACAATTACTGCTGATAGGATATATGGTCAATCTCTTCCTGCATATCTTGCTGAAATAGGTAATAGAGTAAAGACAAGTAAACTTGCTCTATGGGATGAATTGTTCAATGTGATGCAAGAGTATGAGCAGGATGTCAGAAAAGTGAACTTTGATAGGAAGACTTGGTTCAGTAGAATGTTTGGCACATCTACATTATTCTTTATGAATAATGCAGGTGAGCACTGGATGCAGAATAGAACTTCTTTAGCCTTAGCTGATGCCTGTAAGATGAAAGCACCTAATGGTAAGATTGTCAGTCTATGGGATGCTATGGAAGTAGTTCCTATTGATAAGAATAATAAGAAAGCTGGTGCTAAACTTCAATTGAAGCAGGGTTATACAAAGGCTGATGGCTCTGCATTTACACAGGATGACATTATCAAGTTCAGTAGAAGAAGTGCAGCAATCAATCAGAGAATGCACGGTATTTACAATAAGGCTGATAGGTCAGCAGTACAAAGATTAGCTATTGGTAGAATGGGTATGATGTTCAGAAAATGGATTAAGCCATCTCTGAATAGAAGATTCAAGTCAGCTACTTATAACTATGATTTGGATGCTTGGACTGAAGGTTATTATAGAACAAGTGGTAGATTCCTGTTACAACTTGCAAGAGATTTAAGAGAAACTCAATTTAATCTTGCTGCAAGGTGGAATGAGCTTACCCCTACTGAGAAGGCTAACATAAGAAGAGCATTGACTGAGACAGGTCACTTCTTGGCAGTAATGGCTATTATTGGTCTCATTGAATGGTCTGATGATAAGGATAGACCTTGGTTAGTGAGGATGGCTGAATATCAAGCAAGAAGATTGTACACTGAATTAGGTGCTATGATACCCGGCAAACCTATGATTTCAGAAGGTTTGAAGATTATCAAATCACCTGCTGCTGGTGTGAATACAATTGAGAATATGCTTGATTTGACTAAGCTGCTCAATCCTTGGAACTACATGGATGAATTACAGTCTGGCAGGTATGAAGGACACAGTACTGCATACAAGTCATTCTTTGAATCTCCTATAATTCCTATGAACAGGACTATTTATAGAGGATTGCATCCTGAGACTGGTATTCCATTCTTCAAGCAATAAAATAAGGATAAAAAGAAAGGGAAGTAGAACTTAATCTACTTCCCTTTTTCTTTCTCCTTTATAAAAAATTTCACCCTACTGATTAAAGAGCTATACATTTAACTACTTGGTCTCTCTCCTGTTGAGAGATTGAATCAAACTTCTCTTGTGTCCATCCCTTATTCAATAGAGATTCTTGTATCTCAGCATCTAATGACTCAAATGATGTAGTGTCTTGTTTCTTTGATTCTCTCATTTGACTTAATGAAGGTACTTTGTAATTACTTGATGAGTACTTTCCTTCATTGATATTTCTATAGTAATCAATCAAGTGAGGTCTCATGTTATTCCAATTAGTAACCTTAGCAAATAAGTCTTTGAAGAAGTCAAGAATCTTTCTACCTATACCTCTATTCTCTCTTGTCATTACATACTCTCTAAACCCTTCTGCCATATCCTCTTCAAGAGAAGCATCATCTTTATTACCATATATTTCTTTAGCTTCAGCCAATAATGCTTGTTTCTCATTATTGTCAAGAAGGAGTTGAAATACTACATGGAAGGCTTCATGGTAAGTAGTACCCTCAGCAGCTATATCAGATAAAGTAATTATGCTATTATTGAATTGTCCCCAAGCTAATGCTCCTTGATTACCAACTCTAATAAGACCTTTCACTACTCTTACTCTATCATTATCAGATAATTGAGGAAGGACTTTCTTTATCCAAGCAAGTTCTTTCTCTTGATTCCAAGCACCTCTTGTCTCATCATCCACTCTTCTCAAACTACCCAAATCCAAGTCATCCTCAAATTCATCATCATTCTCATTTACTGCTTGTTCTGCTTGTGCAGCCTTAGCTGCCCCAGACTCAGTAGGAGTAGATAATATAGTGGCAGGAGTCTCAGTTTTAGGTGCTTCTACTACAGGAGCAGATGCAGGGTCAAACATGAGAGTCTTTTCATTTGACATATCTACCACTCTTTGAGGATTACCATTAAGCATCTTCTTTATAGTATCTTTAGCCTGTTGCTCAGTCATGGTCATTGGGTCATTCTTGATAAGAGTAATTGAATTACCATTAGGGAATACTGCCATATATGAATTACTTGCAACATGGGCTTCTTCACCTTGTCTACCAAATCCCTTAGTTATAGTAGGTATCTTAGCCATATATACATCAACACCATTCACTTTACCAATAGGAGTTAGATAACTCTTGTGTAATTTACCATCTCTTACAAAATAACCTACCTTACTGTCTTCAAGACTATATTCAGGAAGCACATTATTAACAGGGTCCTGTGTCTCAAGAGCACTATTAAAGACTGGTATTGTTGAATTAGTAGGAGTAGGCTCACTTGCCTTTACAGCACCTACTAATGGTACATTAACAGCAGGATTGTAGGTTATCATTATACCCTTCTCCTTTGTTACTCCATCAACAACATCCTTATTATAGTTAAGGACAAATGGTAGAACAGCAAGTGTAGTAATAGGAGTATGATATTGAGACTCAAACAGATTCTTGTATGCAGACAATTGTAGAGTATAGTAATCCTTAGCACTCATTCTTTGAGTAGCTGAAGGACTGGTGAAGTAATTTACTCTATGACCATATCTGTCTGTGAAATCATAGAAGCTATATTTGCTTGTCTTTACATCATATATCCTGAAGTTTCCATCTGCATCTACTGAAAGAATATCAACCTCACCTGCAACTCTTGTCCCATCAGCATACTTTTGGAATAGTACAATGTTATTGGTTAGGAATCTTTCACCCCTTGCCTCAATGTTAGACCTGATTTCTGTAAGTGAGGCAATCAAATCTGTGAAGGCTTTCTCACTCATATTATCAGGCTTTACAGGAGTATCATTTGATGTAAAGAAGTTTCTAATCACACTATCTACAGCAGTACCAGCATTCAAGGCTCTCTGTGAGTTAGTACCAGACATACCATCTCTTATGATATTTACAATAGTATCTCTACTTCTTGCATCAATCTTACCACTGAATGCACTTAAATCAACTTTCCAGTGATTACCTAAGTACTTCAAGTAGTTATTGTACTGAGTAACATTATCTGATAATTGAGATAATTTTACTCTTATATCTTTGAGAGAATCAGACTGTTTCTTTGACTCAACCCAATTACTTCCTAATCTATTATGTACTCTTTCATATGCATGATACTGGCCATCTTCCTCAAGTATATAGTAAAATTCACTATCAGTTCTTGCCTTATCTACTTTCTTTTGGTTCTCAGCTATTTGTGCTATGACTTTCTTACTATCTCCTACAGTTCTTTCTCTTCCAGCAATCTTATCTTTAACCTTCTGAGCATTTTCACCTGTTAAATATTTTTGAGTTCCTCTATCTAATACCTGACCACTTGGTAATAGAATTCTGTTATTCCATATCAAAGAGCCATTGGTAGCATCACCAAAGTTAGCATTTGCCCAAGCTAAGTCACTGATTAATTGAGCATTTTCAGGATATATTCTCTGATTATTACTATCGTATATAATACCAGTAGTTAAGTCTACTCCATAAGTAACACCATCAATAACCACCTTAGTACCTGTGATAACACCTTCAGTTCCACCTACAGGGGTTTCTATCTTCCTTGTAGTATCTGGAGATATGGATGCAGGACTTATAGCTTGATGTAGGTTACCCTCTATATCAAAGTAATCAGTAGTAAACCAACTACTTATTACCCTTGCATCTGAGATATTTGATGTAAGTACATTAGAATTGATAAGCATATTATTGTACCCACCTTTATTCAACATACCTAGATTCACTTGAAGAAGTAAATTGAAGTCAAGAAGAATTTCCCTTATTTCCTTCGAGATATCATCAATATTTTTTAAAGCAGGTCCTGTCTGTATCTCCTTATCTCCTATAATAGAATATAGAGTATTTTGGTCCCATTTTTCAGTCAAGAATACTGTTTTTACAGTCTCCTTCCTTATCCTTTTACCATCTTTCTCTTCATATATCTCATTACCTTGAGCATCTCTTTGTACTTTAGTAAATCTAATACCATTACCTGCATCTGATGTAAACCAATCAATATGCAAATCTCCAGTGTAAAGGTTAGTTGAAAGAGACTTTACTGCATTATTTAAGTCATCTTCACTCAATGAATTAGCAAGTGCTTCAATAGACTCCTGTATATTTTTATACATCTGTGCGCTTTGTATTTCAATATCATCAGGATTGAATTCAGTTTTATTGAAGTGCTTCACTCTTAAAGCAGCAGGTGAATATTTACCAGCAGCATTAGGAATAAGTAGATACATTCTACCCTCTTTTTGAGCCATATCTACTGGTTTGATAATAAGACTATCATCTATTTTACCATTAGTAGAAAGAGTACCATTCTTGATTATACCAAAGATAGGTTCTCTACCTTCCCCTAATACATTAGGTATATTAGCCAAGCTTCTTTCCTCAGTACTATAAGGTATTCTACCTACCATTATTTGTGATACTCTTGTGGTAGGAGTAGCAATGAATTTCTTAGTTTTATCACCTCTTTGTGCAAATTCAGCTTTTATCTTCTCTTCAAGACCAGCAAGACCTTCATATCTACTTACTGAATAGTCAGATTCGTCAAGACTACCTACAATCTGATTGTTTCTTCTATCTATAATGAAAATTGTATGGTCATTGAATTCAGGGTCAATCATAAATCCAAGCTCATCACCTACCTTTAGATTACCCTCATTCACATAAGTAAATGCACCATTATCTTTTAGATAGTTATATAACTCATCAAAATTTACCCCATGCTCCCTTTCAGCAGCTACTATATTGAATGGTCTAAAATCTCCCTCCTTGCTTGCTTGAATATGCAGTTCAGGTATTGAAGGTCTATAATAAGGCCTTTTACCCTTTTGTTTACTATCAAGTGATTGTGGAGTCTCTATTCTGTCATTAGTTTCCTTATTCTCATCTCTTACTTGAGTTGAAGTTACATTACCTGCAGGAGGCTCATAAGTAGTAACAGGAAGCCCTCTAGTATCAACTGAAGGAATAGTAGAAGTTTCACTATCTCCTGTAGTGTCTTTTGTAGGAGCTGAAGGATTTGGTTTACCTTTTTCCCTTAATGTTCTATAATCTTGTGAGAATCTATTTTTAAATCTATTTTCATTATTGACTTGATTCATTGCTCTGAGAAGAGCATATTGAGCCTCTTGAAATTTAATAGTATTCTCCTCAGGAGTTAAATTGTCATCATATAAAGCATACGAGTTATCAATATATATAGAGTTAGGATTTGCTATCTCTTCTAAATTAGAAGAGTTCTCAAATTGGTCTTGAAGAAGTTTAAGAGCATCCATTTTAATATCTGGACTTTCATTGAGAGAATTAATTACTCTTTGTACTTCTGTATTATATGAGTTTGTTTCTTCATAATTCTTAGATATCTCATTACCTTCATCCTCAAGAGATTTAAGTGTTTCTTCTTTTATAGCAATATCTTCTTCCTCATTAAGAGCCTGCCTAAACTCAGATAAATTAGTAGCTGAAAGTAACTTACTCTTTAGATTATCAGATTTTCTCTTAGATTCCTTCTTAGCAACCTCCTCAGTAGAGGATACTATGTCTTCTTGAAGTTTAGTAGGATTCTCAAGATACTCCTTTAGTTTAGTATTATAATTAGCAGTTGCATTTACTAACTTCACAATATCATCAATCTTTTCATTGAATACTTGTGCATCATCAGCAGCTACACCACTAAGAGGACTTTCTACTACTGACTTGATTCCCTCTACTAACTTAGGATCTTTTGATAAAAGATAAGTAAAGGTTTTATCATCAAGATTTCTTACAGTCTCAAGGATAGACATGTTCTTTCTTATCTGCCTTTCATTCTTATCAGCAGAATTATACAAATCAGTTAATCCTGCATGAGCTCTACCTTCCTCAGTCTTAACTGAATTATACATATTAGCAAGCTGAGACATACTTCCTAATATAGTACCTATAGTAGGTTTAATCTCACTTGAAAGTTGATTAGCCCTATCCTGCCAATTACCAATTTGAGCTTTTAGCCATGTTAATTCTTCAAGCTGTTCATCATTTAACTGTTGTCCTGTTCTTACATCAATATCATCTTTAATCTTAGTATAGCTTGTGATAGTATTAAGCATCTCATCTTTTGTTTGAGTCAGCTTATCTATCATTTCCTGCTTTCCTTCTGGAGTACTATACATGGGATTACCATTTCTGTCAATAAATGGACCAACTTTAACTTCTTTACCACTTTCATCAGTTATAGTGGAAGTAGTATTTTCAACTATAGATGCAAGGTTTTCATCAGAGGTATCATAGGCGGCATTAACTAGAGTAGTTAAATCCTCAAGTTTTCCCGCATTATCAAACATCGCAATATCAGAAACTAACTGAGCATATTCAGCATTTTTGAACTCAAACTCATTATTCTCTTCTACAGCCTGGTTCATATCAGTTTGATATTTATTATGTCTAATGAGCCCTTGGTAATAATTCTTGAATTCAGGAGACTGAACTCTATTGTTCATATAATTAGCTATTTCAGTCTCTCTGTTTATCTTATCCATATACTCCCTAAATCCACCATAGATTCCTCCCTCAAGAGTAATAGGAGACTGTAATCTACCATCACTACTTCTCACTCCTCTGAATCTAGGCATGCCAAGAGCTCCAGTAAGAGTACCTATAAAAAATTCTTCCCAAGATGATCCATCATTCACTGTTTCATTAATTCCTTGAGCAAAGGATTTTATCCAACTTAATGTCTCTTGTTCAGCTTGCGGATCTATTTTAGCTTTATAGAAATTGTTTACATCATCTTCATAATAATTACCAGATATTCTACTTGCTGCTCCTTGTGAAATCTCTTCAAGACCTTCAGAGAGGGCTCCCATAGTAGATTTAGCTACCCCTCTACCTATAGTTCTTTTAGTAGTATATTCTCCAGCTTCTCCAACTATGTTAGTTGCCTTTCTTGCTGTCTTAAATCCATTAGCATACATCTTACCGAACTGGATAATATTAGAAGCTGTAAGTACTGGTAGGTTCATCAATAGATCCATATTACCCATCTTCAATCTATCTTCAGTTAATCTACTGATAGACGATGAATGAGCCTCTTGTAGAGCTAGACCTAATTCACTTATATTCCCAGTTAAAGTAATAGTACCATCTTCTCCTCTCACATAAGATTGACCTATAGCATCTAATCTACTAGTATAATCATCATCGATCTGTGCTTTCTGTAAATTAAACCAATCAGTTGAATTATTTAATGCTTCTATTCTACCTTCATTAACAGCAGATGCTACAGCTCCTACTCCAGATGTTACAAGCTTTGGAGCTTTTGAGCTCTTTGTTATAGCACCTATTATTTGAGGTAGCCCAGTTGATTTCAAGGTCTTAGAGATGAGATTACCTCCATAAAAAGCTCCTACTGTAAATCCTAGGTTTTTTATAAACTTGTCCCCTATAAAGTTGGCAGTAAATATATTATCATACCAAGGGCCTTCTTGCTCTTCTCTGGTGTAGTAATTGGGAAGGGCTTCTTCAGCCCACTCATTAACTGACTGTAATGCTTTATCAAAGGGATTATCCCATAGTCCTGACCATCTTCCTTCCTCTATAGCTGTTTTAGCACCAAACAATAATCCAAGAGTACCACTTAAGAATGTAGTACCTGCTAGAACTGCACCTTTAGCTAAACCATTTGATATTTGAGAATACCAGGGTTGTAACTCTCCCCTGGTATTTTCTAAATCTTGTAATTGAGTAAGAGAAGTTATACCTCTATCGAAATAAGAATCTCCTACTCCTACCTCTCCAACCTCTTGAATTATAGGTTCTGGAGATGCAGCCTTTCTCATTTTATATTCTGGTATACTCCTACTATATCCAAGTTCATCTAGATATCTATTTATCCCTTCAGTGGTATTTAAACCTTTTAATCCAGAAATTCCCCTTTTAGAAGGATCATTTATTCCATTTGCCATTATGATTAATTTTAGTTTCTATAATAAGAAGCTGCTTCCTCTTCTTTTGCTGACATAGTATTTCCTTGTGTCTTTGCTATAGAATTAAAGTAACTATCTAAATCTTCCATTAATCTAGTAGATATAGCAGTAGCAGCTTCTACATCATTATTCTCTATACTCTCATTAATTAAATCTATAAGGTATTGATATCTATTATAGATTCTCCCTCCAACATTTATAGATTCTCCAGCTATTACTTCTGGGTCAAGAAGGAATGATTTAGTCTTATATGTTTTACCATCTTGAATGCTTCCTCTAAGCACCACACCCAATGAAGGATCAAACTCAATCTGTGCATCTTTATTAATATAACCAATTACGTCTTCTAACTTAGAAGGTTTACTTTTTACTTTTCCATCCTCTATTTCAAATGCTCCAGTGTCATCATTTGCTCTTTGACTTCTGGATCTGATATTCTCTGCTAGTATTCTAGACCCTAAATCAAAGTTCGTGTTTGTAAGAGCATAGCCTGTACTTCTTATAGCACTCTTTCTTATTCTAGATTCTAATTCTTCTGCTGCTTTAATTAACCCTTCTGTAGAATTATTTCCGTTATCTCCTATATTAAAGTTGACGTTTATACCATATTTTTTACTTATATCGGAAAGTCTCTTCATATAAGGTTGTGTTACAACATCTCCTGGAGCAATATTAATATCAGCACTACCTGGCTCTCCTCTACCTTTTACACCAGGGTAATAAGTTTTTTGAACATCAAGAGCTTTTGATGGATTACTTGCTAACTCTCTTAGAAATTCAGCATCACTCTTCATTTGAGTAGTATTCCTTATTTGTTCATTAGTTCTAGTTATAGGTATGGCTCTCCATGGTACTCTAGGAACTGTTGCTGAAGAAGAGCTTCCAGCAGCTTGTCTAGCAGCTAGTCTTGCTCCATAATTCTCTATAGGTGTTACTCTTTCCTCTCCAATAGCATCCCATAATCCCATTCCTGCATACTGGTAAGCTCTATCTAATGTATCCATATCTCCCCAAGAAGGAATAGGAGAAGCATTTACAGCTGCATCCATTATAGCTCTTAATGCTTTATTACTTCTTTTGTCATTAGGATGTTCTATTGCATATAGAACATCATCAGAAGATACATTATATTTAGTCAGGAAGGTGTTAGTATAAGCATCGATAGGTTTACCTTTCTTATATTCTTTTAACTCCTTAGCTAAATTTCTGGCCATTTGAGAAGTTTGAGATGCTAGAGTCTGTCCTGAATAAGCAGTGTAACTTAAGTTAGGATTTCTTACGTAATCATCTAGATTAGTAAAGGCTGCTTCTCTATCAAACATCAAAGTGTTATCCTTTAACTTAGCTTGTTTCTGAGCTTCTATATCTCTTACTTTAGCTGCATACCCTTGCTCGATAGGTACTATCTGCTGACTATATCTAGTCCTCATATTATTTAAGCCTTGTCTAGAAGCAGGAGTAAGACCTGAAGTAGCTAATTGATCAGCTTGATATTTTAAATCATCTGCATAGGTCTTATACATATTATATGTGTATGGGGAATTCTGTTCATTAGCTATATTTTCCCATACATTGGCCTTAGTAGATAATTCATTATATTGGTCTTCTACAGCTTGATGAGCAGCTTCAGCAAGTTGTATAGGTTGTATTAATTCAGCATAAGAAAAGGGTTTGAATTTACTACCGGTTATTACATATCTTGCCATATTACTTCTTCTTTTTAATAGTTAAATAACCACCTTTAGATCTGGTCTTATATCCTATATTTCCAGTTCTGCCAGTATATCCATATCTAAGTCCTGGATTACTATTAATCAAATTAAATATAGTCTCCTCTCTTCCAATATCCCCTAAAGAGTCTAGGAAGTTATTTAAGTTAGCAGATCTAGCAGCAGACACAGCAGAATCAATTTGATCTCTGAGTTGGGCTTGAGTAATAGCCGATTTAAGCCTTAGTTCATCATTCTGTTTATTTATTTGACCTACTCTCAGACCCATTTCAGAATTAAATTGATTAGTTCCTCTATTAAAGGCTTCAACTCTTTCTCTTTGAGCTAAGTTATATTCCTCAGCCTGTCTAGCTAAATCACCTAGTCTCCCTTGTGTATTATAATCGGAGGCTACTATCCCTGCTATTTTAGTTGCTCTATTTCCACCAGATAATCCCTCTATTGCTCTTCTTGTAGCAGAAGCTTGAGAATTAAGTTTATTTATATAGAAATTCCTATCGAAAGGTCTATATGTAAGATAATTTCCTACAGGCTTATAACTCACAGTCTGTAGATTATCTATTACATCTTGAATTAAATCTATATTAGAATAGTCATATTTATTTGTTGAGCCAATAAGGTCTGTCAAAGCATTTATTCCAGCCCCTACAGCTGGAGCATATCTCATATATGGCAATACTCCTCCTCCAGCATATTTATTTGAAGTTCTCTTTTTCATCTTACTATTTCTTACCTCTTCTTGAGACATTGCTAATCTAGCCATATTAACATCTAGCCCAGCTTTACTAATAGGGTCATTAGGTCTTTCTTCACTTTCTTTTTGAATAGATTTAGCTACATCAGCAAAGGTTTTTCCTTTAAATTTATACCTTTTCTTGAGATTCTTAGGAGCTTTCATTCTATTACTAAATACATAGTCATTAAATATTACTTCCCCTTCCTCAACTAGATTAGGTATTCCCTGTTCATCTACACCCATCTGTACACCTTCTAATGGGTTCTCCTCATGAGTTCCCCCATTACCTACAATGGTGACACCATTATCAAATACCCCTCCATGAGTATTTATAGGACCTCCTAATTCATAATACCAAAAATTATCCTCTCTGAACTTATTTCTTCTAGTATCTTCTATAGGCTTTGTTTTTCCTTTAGGTGTATAATGTACTTTAGCTTCTTCTTTTATTTTATTCAAATTCCCCTCTTTTACTGCCTCTAATAATAGAGGATATTTTTTTGCAATATCTCCCTTTATTTGATATGAGAGGTCTACTAACCCTCTCATTATTTGAGGAGAGATAGTATCAGTACCTAAAACTTTCTTAATATGCTTTTCCTTTTCTCTAGATATTTTTACTACTTGGTTATTTAGTTCCTCTATTGTATAGGGTCTATCTTGAGTAAATCCTTTATATGCTCCTAGTTTTATGCCAGGACCTACAGTCTTCTTCCCTCCTTCTGCACTTGGGTGCGGAGAATAAGTGTTAGTATTTGGATCCCATCCTTCCTTAATAGAATTTTCAGCTGCCCACCTATCTGCTATATACTGAGCATCTGAAATATAATTATCAGGAGAATATACAGGAGCATTATCAGGCTCTTCAAGAGGATTATAGATCCACTCAGGAGCTGGATAAACTAAAGGTGCTACGGTATTAAGATTACCTCCATCAGCATGTTTCCATTTAGCTGCATTTCTAGCAAAGTTGGCTTTCTTAACCATAGCTGGAGAGTAGTTTTCCTTATTTGCTAATACTTGAGAAGCAAAAGCCTGCACTGATTTACCATGTTTCTTCGCAGCAGCTGTAAAAGTTCCTCTCTTACTAGGTTTAATTCTTATAGCTCCTCCTTTACTATATCTATTTCCAAAAGGAGACATAGGTGAGAATGATCTCATATTTATAGGACCTCCGTAAGCTGAATAATTAGATAATATGTTCATATCATTGATTTCATCTATAGATCTAGCCGAGTTAACAAATGAACTCTGTACATGTCTATTTGCCGCATCTATTTTATTATTTAACTCTTTAACTTTTCTTCTGGCCTTAGCATTTCCAGTCAGCCAACCTGCTATAGAACTTCCAAGACCCGCAACTCCTCCTACAATAGCTCCTATAGGGCCTCCAATAGAGGCTCCACCCATTGCTCCAGAACCTATCGAGGATAAAGTATTTAACCCTCTTTGAGCTACGTTTCCTCCTCTAATATCTGAGTAAGTCACATAATCTAATGGATTATAATTGCCCCACTCATCAAGTAGTGACTCATTAGATTGAGCTCCAACTTTATAATTTAGGGCTGAATCTATTTGACTCTCTACATCTGAAGTATCTTCAATTTTAGAATTTTGTAGAGAGGTCCCAATCACACCACTGATTCCACCAGCAATAGATCCAATATCATCTAACCAACTTAAGTTATCAATAGATGCTGAAGTAGGTATAGTAATTGGTTTCTGCTCATTTAAATTAAAAGATGGAATATTGAGTGAATAAGGCTTTTGCTTTATATATCCAATCTGGTATCTTTCATTCATATAATAGCATTTTATTTGCAAATATAAATTAAACTTATATTCTATGCAAGGTTTATACAAAAAAAGTAACAATGAATAAAATAATTCTTTACTCATTGTTACTTTAAATATAATTAATATAGATATTTAACTATTAGATCATGAAGTATGGTCCTGTTAGTATTCTCTATATCTCTAGAAAGTTTAAGATATATCCAAGGATTCCTAATCCTATCTCTATGATTAAAACAATCTCTTGGGATGTTAGCTCTCCATATTCTAAATCTTTCTTTCAAAGAGGAAGGCCTTGATAATGCGTCAGATAATTTAATCATACCTTTTTGGTACTCATTCCATACCTTTAATGTGTCGAAGGTAGAATTAATTAGCTCCTCAGATTTCCATGAATCTGATCTGAACTCAATATTAGTAAAAGTTTTATCTAAGGTAGGATTATCATTAGCTATAACAGTAATATAAAATGGCTGATATTTATCAAAATACATATTATATTCTCCTTCATTATGAAGCCATAATTTATAGGCATCCTCTTTATATGAAGGTCTTATAAAGATTCCTCTATCTTTTATATTAGAGAAAAATGGTGTATTCTCATAACTATAAAATGACGAGAATTGACCTAAAGGTTCTGAGAAGGCCAAACACTCTTCTTTAGATATAAAGAATACATCTCCATTAACTTTATCATAATATGTTACAAACCCACTAAAGTCAATTGGATTCCATATATTCACATCTGTGGATCTACTATTTATCCAGGAGTGGAAACCTAACTTATCAGATAAATTAGCTATTTCTCCACTAAATAAGAATATACCTTTTGATATATCATCTATAAAATAAATTCCATTAGGAGTTTCTCTTATGGACCATTTATTCGTACATCCTATTTTATCTGATAAATATCTCTTTCCATCTACTTTTCCTGAATTTGCTAACTCTATAGGAATACCATCTGTAGAGGATAATGGAGTCCTTGAATTATATAATATATTACTTATTCCTCTGTCTTGAAAAGCTATAAGCTCATTATTAAATCTTCTTAAGGCTCTTATTTTTCCTTTATCTCCATCCAAGTCTAGGACAGAAGCTAAAGTTATATTAGTCCAGGAATCAGTTAGTTCTCCATTAGTCTTAGTCTTTGTCCAAGTTATAGAATTGGGAAATTCTCTAACTTCAGTTGAAGAGTCAGTCATTCTATAGATAAAGTAATTGTTATCCTGAGAATATACTTTATTTATCTTATTGAAGTTGTCTATGTTAATATTGAGTAGATTTTTAGTACCCCTATTATCATCATACCTCCCATCTAAATTTATCCTAGTCTCACACATGAAAGATAAAACATCTACTACATTATTTTGGGATTCTGAATCAAATGGGTAAGTCTTTAAGCAGTCGTATCTTTGATAGTAGGTATCCCCCCAATTCCAATACACATAAAATCCATCATTTTCAGATAAGTTCTGTAGAGATGTATCTTCCCCAGCTATTAACCATTCATTAGCTAACATAGCATCCTTAGTCATTCCTCCAAATAGAGTAGTTTCATCTATATTGTCTCTTATTATATCACACAGATACATAACTCCTCCTCCAGCTGCTGTATCATATCCAGGACTGAAATAATCTCCTATATCATCTGGTATTTCTATACTTCTATAATTAAATATAGTATTTCCTGAACTTATATTTGTCCAGAAGGGAGGACTAGTTTGAGTTTCACCATAAGGAAGATTTATAATGTTACCATTTTCAGATTTAATTTGTGGAAGTATCCATTGAGTATAATTCGTTTGACTATTGCTATCAGTATATATATCTCCCAAATTTATGACTAAGTGTTTGGGAGATTTATATTTCATGCTAACAGCACCAGTTAACTTAGTATCCATCACAGGAACACTGCCTCCAGAACCTGGATTAGTATATTCAGGTTTTCTTGCATAACCTCTATATATATCTCTTGGTATACCTTGATCACTAGATGATCCAGTTACAATTACCGGATAATTATAGTTTCCTGTTTCTCCCTTTACCGGAGATATTATAGAGTCTATATTACCATAATATGTTTTACCCCCCACATATATAGCAGATACCTCATTAGAATCCCATATAGACATATCAGGAAAATCTTTACTACTCTGTATCAGCACAGGAGTATCTAGATAATAAGTATTATAGGAGAATCTCATCATTGCTTCAGTTTTGGATTTTAACTTAGCAGATCCTCCTCCATTATCATTATTAAGAGACCCATTTCTATGCCACAGGTATGTAAGATATCCCCAGGAATAATTTCCTTCTCTAGCTACTACCTTATCTCCTTTAACAGCATAATCCATCCACAAAACATCAGCTCCAATACTATACCATGCTTGTGCTATATCCAATTTAGAATCTAAAGAAATTTCCTGTCCTTCGATATACCTTCCATATCCAGTTGAGCTTCCTCCAGTATATGTATAAGTTAAAGTGGGGGAAGAAGTGGACAAAGTTCTGGTAACATATTTTGAACTTATAGGAACAATCCCTACTACTCTTATCCTATAGTTATATAGATTATCCATTGTAAATTCGTCCCCCAATTCAATATCTGGAGAATGAAAAGTGAAAATTGAATGATCTACAAAGAACTCATCTCCGTAATTATTGATCCAAATAGAATGGTTAGAAGTTATAAATGGAGTAACAAGACTCAAACTATCGAGTCCTGCATTTTGTATTTCACACTCTCTATAGTTCACTGGAGGTAAATGCATACAGTGCCTAAACTCAGCCCTATAACCATGGCTGTTAAAAGTGGTAGTACCCATATTACCCTGTTCTCCTATTCCAAATGGTCTAAATATCCAAGAGGACTGAGCATAAGGAGCATTATTGTATCTGTCAGAAGCTCTAAATACAGTAGGGCACACTATTCCTTGAGCTATGATAGTTCTTTCTGAAAATTTGGGATAAACCACCAGAGGTCTAGCATTAATATATCCATGTTCCTTTAGATATTTAGTTAGGATATTATCATTATAGAATATTCCACAAAAACATCCTACATTCTGCTTATCTGTACCACTTCCAGTACTTATTTCTCTTCCACCAGTTGGTTTAATATTATTTACTATATCCGTTATAAATATAGGATTAGTCCAATTGCCTACTTTATCTTGGAATTGTATTCCAAGTCTATAAGTTTCCCCATATTTAAATATTCTCTCTGTTGGATTAGGTAAGGTATTCTCATAACTATAAACTCCTTGCTGGAGTGGAAGCCTATCTAAAATTCTCTCTGTGCCAAATACTGTATCAGCCTTTGTATTATTTTCTACCCACAAGTGATCATCACTAACCTTAATGTCTCCAAGGAATAATGTACCATCCTTATGTGATATGGTTCCAAACACAGCCTCTACACCTCCAACATATAAAAGTTTTGTAGGATCTTCTATATCTCCGTAATTTCCAGAATCTGTATAGGTCAAACTATTTTCATTAGCTGCACTTATGGTTAAGTCTATAACTCTTTTAACCTCCGGAGTTGCATTTATAGATGACCTAAAAATACTATATATTCTTACATAATCCCAAGAAGTATCTGGATTATAAATATTTATCCTAAAGGAATTGTTAGATAACTCTTCTGGGGAGCCTCCTCTATCTCCAGAAGAGGTAAAATACAGAGGAGATGTGTAAACTATATTACTTTCCTGCAGATATTCACTAACGTATGTTAAGCAATACTGTATCACACCACTAGAGAATTGCCCTCCACCATTTATAGTATCTATAGATACTCTATCAGGAGATATTACATTTTTTACAAAATCAAAAGAATTATCTTTCCAGTCAGCTATAGATGCTATATTTATAACTCTTGGTTGATTAAGTCCATCTACCCAATATACCTTCTTGGAATTCTCATTTTCATATAATGATATAGTTTCTATAGGATACCTTGGGTTAAGATTCAAATTTCCAGAATATAGAATTTCTCCTCTCACCTCTAAATTATCTATCCATATCTTATATATTCTGTCTTTGAAATCTTCTGAATCAATATCATTTATTTCAGTTTCAGTTACAGCTAAGTCAGCTATAGTAGTAATAGGAGCATTAATCTCTTTTATTCTTTGAGTAATTATCTGCCCAGACGAGAATATTACTAATTCGTCATTAAGAAGAGACTGCCCAATTGGAATACCTTTTATAGAATCTCCTATCCCATAAATATAGGGGGATATATTTCCCTTCTCATTAGATATACTTAGCAGAGTATTATCATCTGTAGACATTATTCTAATATTCTTATTTTCATAAGAATATTGAGAGTTGAACGCAGAAACACTTAAATCTCTCTGCATCCCTCTAATTTTGAAAATAGATTGTCCCCGCTGCATATTAATATAGTTTTAATCTTTCCTTACTTCCATTGTTTTTAAAGCCAGTTCTATGCTCTGTATCTCTAAGTATCAGAGTTCTCCATGAGTTATAGAATGATTCTGCCTTATCAATAGACAATCTATTGAACTCAGTCTGACAATCACCAACTGCCCAAGCATATTCCTGTTGAACATTCTGTAACACAGCAGGATTTATCTTTCCTAAATCAAATAGTATTGTAAACCACTGTTTCTTAATATACAGCCCCAATGCTCTTGTGAAACTACTATTGTCAGGAAGAAGAGGATAGCCTTCTGAGTCTGTAGCAATAGCCTCATAGGATAGCTCAATTTCTCCTTTCTCAATAGAAGTGTATATCACATTACCTTGAATCTTATATGTCAAATCAGCAAGTTCTCTGCCACAATTACCCTTACATTCACTCATATGAAATGAATCTGAAGAATATCTGAAAGCTGGTCCCCCTACTTTTCTAACCTGAATCATCTGATAATAATCACAAGGAAGCATTGCCCTATACTTTTCTATCTCAACTATCTCTGTTTTCTCCATGAACATGGAAGGGACTCCAACTATTCTCAGGAAATCAACAGTATAATCTACAGCAGACTCAAGAGGCAAATCCTGCATAAGAGGATGCCTAAGTAATTTGTCTAAAATAATTCTAACATTCGTATATTGCTCTGCCATATTAAAATAATTTATATTGTGAAAGCATCTAACTTTCCTTCTTTAATATTCTGTTTTAATCTTCTCTTTAACTCTCTATTAACATCAAATTGATAGAAAGTCTTGTTAGTAAACTCTGCTACATTTCTATTGTAGTAGACTTTATATATCTCTTTCTCCTCGACTTTAATGAGTGTTTTATTCTTATAGGATTCCTCGTCTTCATACCAGAGCTTGAGAGTCCTATCCCAATCAATGGGCAAATTAGTTCTGACTTTCTTACCATCTGTAGTTATTCTTGCTTCATATTTTCTTATCTCAAGTCTACCCAGTCTATGTGGCAAAGTAATATCTTCTCCATTTATTAATGCTTCACCAAGCAATTCATTTACTCTTCTGATAATAGAGAAATATTGTGACTCAGTAAGCACATACTTATGCTCTTTAGGTCTATTCTTCCTGTAGTACTTAAAACCATCATAAACTCCATAAGAGTTCTTCACTTTATGTGTTCTTGGTTCATTAACCCTCTTAATAGAATTAATGAACCCTAAGAACCCTTTATCTAACTCTTCCTGACAATGTTTTACTTCTCCCATATTTCATTATTTCCTTGTCAGCTTATTTACCAAATCATCTTTAGCATTATTTTCCTCATCATCAGGCTTATAAACTGGTCCAGCAAGCTCCTTTACTACAAGTTCAATTAATGGTGGGACCAGTGCATCCTCAATAGGAAATGTTCTGTCTACAGGGTCACATATAGTCTCACCATTATCATCTGGACATTGTAAATCAGATGCCTGCATGGAGTCTTGGAATATACCTGTGAACTTGACTTTCTCAAGATACAGATATTGGGGATTGAATGATTTGAAATACAGGTAATTATCAGGTCCTATTGAACAATATATTATGTTCTGTAGGAACTTATTGTAACCTACATATCTCATCCTATCTCTACTTACATAGGTAATTTCCCCTTGATAGTAGTCAAGAGGATATACTCTTGGAGTACCTATCTGCATTAAGAATGGAATCTTCTCCTTACTTCTTAGGTATGTACCCCCCTCACAAGGTTCTCCTGATATGGCAGGTACTTGTATGAGGTCAAGGCAAATAGTCTGATAATTACTCTCAGGTATCTGCTTCTTAATATCTGAGTACCTCTGCTTCAATAGGAAAGTTCTGTACTTATTTAGTAGAAACATTACATGGTCTTCAGTGAATTGTGCATCATCAGATGACAGTTTCAACTCATCAAGTACCATATAGGTTAATTCTTTATATGTGCTCATATCTTTACTATTAGTTATAACTAAAAATCCTCACTGCAAAGATAAGCAAAATATATCTAAGCAGCAAGGATTTTACTATTTTTCTGTCAGTAGTATTAGTTTAATTGTTATACAGTTCTACCACTACAGGTTACAGAAGCATTTGATATATACTCTGGATAAGGTATTAAGCAAGTAGAACCATATAGACAATATAGTGACTTATGAATGGTCATATACTCCTCTTCAGTTATAAATGACTTGCAGTCACTATCCAATAGCTCTTGTATGAATATAAGCATTAGAAGTCTATCAACATCTGCATAACTCTTATATCCAAACTTTGACAAGGCATTGAAATACCTTTCAAGTGATGTATTAACCAATTCCTCCATAACAACCACATTTATTTGTTACCACATCCTTTTTAAGACCTCTGAAGAACTTCTCCCAATACTTTATTGCTTGGGTATAATGACCTGTTCTAACTGCAAGTTGAAGTGCTTTCAACTGTAATATGAAATTGATGAATCCTTTAGGAGTGGCACACTCTTTTTCCAATTCCTTGATATAACCAAAGGCTTGTTGGTACAAAGGATATAGTGCTATCACAACCCCAAGGGTTAGTATATTATCTTCACCACAAGGTGTACTTATAGCAGGTGTACCCTTTGTTTTAACCCATACAAAGAACATGTTGTCAAGAAGAGATGGTAATAGGTCTCCTATCCCAAGTTCTAATCTTACAGACTTATTATTTCCTGCAAGTGTGTTTGTGTATGCTACATTACTACTTGGACCACTATCAATAAAAGTATCCTGAGTGTCTATTGATATAGTATCAATGTACACATTTTCATAGTACACAGAGTCCTTTACAGATACATCAATTATAAGCTTAGTGCCTTCAGGATTGATTCTTAACTCATTAAATTGTACCATAGTATCTTATTTATAAAATAAAAGGGAGACTTTATAGGTCTCCCTTCATTGGTTTATCTTTAGTCACCAGCAGAAACATCCAATGTCTTGATTGATAGACCAGTAGCAGTGTTGATTGCTGAAATAATATCATTAGCCAGCTTATTGCTTGTTTGATTATTAGCACCAATCTTAGGAACTACAATAGTAATGTCCTTCTCTGACTTCTGAACTGACTCATTAGGACCTACATAGGCATAATGAATATCAATAACATTATACTTGTTATCAGGATTAACAAGATACTTGGTTCTGATTACATGAGGGAATCCTACCATTCTGTAAACATCACCTCTTTCACCCATGCAGAAGTACTCAAGGTCTGCAATCTTGTGACCATCAGGAATGCTACTTGTAGAAGCAACTTGCTTTACAACACCCCAAATTCTCTCATCACCATTAGCAGTGATTGTATCAGGCTGTAGTGTGAAATTCACAGGAGCCTGCTCCATTACACCAAGAATCCACTCTTGAGGTGCTTCCTCAATTACAATACCAGTATAAGTACCAGTCAAAGTACTTTCCTTAGTATCTTTAGTTACTTCTGTAGGTGTACCTGCTACAGTACCTGCATCTGTACCTCCTGTTTCAAGATAGAACTTCAATAGACCTTCCTCTTCTCTGCTGAAGTTCTTTACTAAAGACAGAGCAAGAGTCTTGTAGAAATCTGAAGTAGTCATACCTGCAACTGCATGAACCATACCATACTTGAAGTATTGGTCTTCCTCTGACAAGCCAATGTAGTTTCTAAAAGCAATTCTCAAGATGTAATCTTGACCTGCTACAGGAGTCCCACCATTGATACTTGCATCAAGAGTTAGCTTGTACTTAGCTAAGTCATGTGCCAAGTCATCAGCATCAGTTGCCTTTGCATACAAGATGTTCTTGATGTCAATCAAATCACTTCTTGTCATGCCACCAGCACCCATATACTCAAAGTACAGATGAGTCTTAGCTGTATCAGACTTCACTGCAATAGCCCCTGCCTTATCAGTTGCAATCACATTAGGACTTTTAAGCTCATTTGCTACATAAAGTTGTCTTACTTGATTTGTACTAAATGTTGCCATTTTAATTTAATATTAAATTATACAATTGTTTGTTACTTACCTGCACTTGGAGCTTTACTGAGGATAGCCAATTTGACTGCCTTTTCAAGTATTGCCCTGTGTATTACAGGATTCAATTTACATTCTGTTTTCTCACTTACCTTATTAATAGATAAGTTATCAGGTAAATCAGTCAGTATAATAGGGTCAGGTCTTGCAATGTATCTCACAAGATACCTGTCTATATTATACTCTGATACTATTTCTACTATCCCATTACCATTATCCAATCTTAATGCTCTTCTCTTATTTGAGCCTCTGAAAGGATTACCAGATATTCTGAAATAGTCATCTTGTGAAATAGGTATCACTAATATTTCCTCTCCATTCATACATCCTAATCTACTATCTTCAAGACCAGCAGATTCATAAGTGATGAACCATAAGTCTTCAGGTAGTTCAAAGAATATAGAAGTCTTGGATAGTCCTACATAACCTGTTTTCTTTTCAGTAGTAGTATAAGTCTTAATCAAATCACTCAAGTATCTTCTGACTTCCTCAGTCTTCTCAAATGAGTCTCCAAGTGGATTCTTACCACTATAAAGGTCAATGACTATTTCCTCCTGTGCCTTTGTCAAGAACACTGACTTCTCATATTCATCAAGTTCAATAGTAGAGGGATTTTCTCCTTTACCAAACTTATCAATTACTGAATAACTGTTCAGTAAAGTGTCAAACTCATTAGAAAATTCTTCAGTTGTCATTATTCACTTCTTTGACCAAGTTCTACTATGTTCTTTATATCATCAGTATATGCTGCCTTAGCAAGTTCCACTGCTCTCTGTAGTATCTCTGGATGAAGAATTGGGTCTAACTCACATTCTGTAACAGTAGCCAATCCTTCAATACTTACATTTGAATAAGTATCTGCAAGATTAGTCAATATAATTGGCTTAGGTCTCCTTACATATCTTACTTTATAATCAGTAAGAGTACTACCTGTCTTGACAATTATCTCTGAAATAAAGTCTACACCCCCAGTAGATTGGAATAATCTCCAGCCTTGATTCTTCAAGGGCTGCTTATATGGTTTTGACATTATCCTTGAATACTCATCAAAGTTAATAGGAACTATATTTATTAACCTGTTTACTCCATCAACAGTATTAAGAGCAGTCTCATTCAACACAAACAGAATATCACTTGGCATTTGAAATAACTGACTTCTGTCATCAAACTTAACATAAGAGCTGCCTACATAAGTAGCTGGCTTCACTGCCTTAATGAGAGTAGAAAAGTCTATCTGTCTTTTCTTACTATCATCAAATCCTTCTTGGTATTTATTGCCCTTTGGATTGAAGTAGTTTTTCAATATCTCACTTTGGGCTTTTGTAAGAAAGACTGACTTTTCATACTCATCAAGACCCGGAGCTTGATTGCTCATTATATTATTGTACAGAACATCAAATTCATTTGAAAATTCCTGTGTTGTCATATTCTCTTATTTTAGGTTAGCTTCCAAATATCCTCTTACTTCTTTAACAAACCTATGTTCCTTGATACTGACACTAACTTTCCATTCTGAAACTTTTAGAAACTTAGCAGCTTCTCTCTGAGAATTAAATTCTCTTATTTCTCCATCTACTGTTCTTAGTACAACAGACCTTGAATTAGCTATCTTAGCAAACATAGCAGCCTTACTATGGTCTGCGAGCCTTGAGGCTTCTGCTATTTTTCTCTTAGCATCATCAGTATGATGGTAGGGATACAAAGTCTTAGTTTCTTTTTGTTTTTGTACTGATAAAGGATTTTTAGGTTTGCCTAATTGCAAGATTCTCATTCTCTCTTTATATTCATCAGTATGTTTATACCCATTAGTGCCTTCCCCTCCATTTGTAATATTATAACTAAGTCCTATATTCTTGTAATAAGAAATTAATTGTTTTTCTACTTCCTCAGCTTGTTCTTTTGTAAGATTAGATATAACAATTTTATGTTCTATATTACCCCAACCATATTTCTTTATGGCTCTATAAAACATAGGATTATTTTTATAACCATTTCCTCTGCACCATCTTTGACTTGGTAATAAATGGGTTATTCCAATATATACTTTGTGAGAAGGAGACACATGTTTATAAACTAACCAACTCATTTCAATTTAGCTTGAAGGGAGAAAAGAATGTCCTGATGTTTTGGAGCATTAAGATACTTAGCAGCTATATTCAATGTTGGCTCTTCATTAGCCTCACATAGAGGAGAGTTATCACTTCTCAGATATAGGTAGTTACCTCTATTTGAGATTAGACCAGATTCAATGCTCTTCTTGATAAGAACCTTAGTACTTAAAAGAGGGTCTGTAATTACTCTCAAGAATATCTTGCTGTCAGCTTGGATAAGGTTATTAATCTTTGTCTGCAAGAACTCAAGTTTAGCTGAAGGAGAAGTAGGTCTTCCATCAATAGACTCAATTATTACTCTTAGAGTATCAATATCATTCTCAATCTTACCAAACTCCTTATAGCATCTCATTGTGGTGCTCATATTATCCTTAGCTGTCTTGGTCTCTTCACCTTCTGATATGATGACAAACTGATAAGTAGCCTTAGGATTGTCCTGTAGTGCTTGCAATGAAGGAGCAATAAAATCCTTATTTGCCAATAGTATCTTGTATCTGATGTAATCCTCTGGGTCAGCAAGGTTAAGATAGTTATCTTGCTTAGTCAATCTCACTCTTGAGATACCATTTTCATTACTATCATCCCAGAAGTTATCAACCTTCTTATAAATGCTAAGGGCATTGTACTCCAAGCCCATTACTTCCTCAAGGAAAGCCTTCTCTTTATCTGTAAGAACATTGACAAACATACCTGAGGACAATCTTGGAACTACAAAAGTCCTTGTAGCATTCTCAGCCATGCCTCCAAATAGAATGTGTTTAGGGTTAGTAACCATGCCACCTTCCTTTGGAATATGCCTTACAATCACTCTTTCATTTCTCAAACAGCTTACAAGGGCATCATCTTCTACTGACACAGCCTTCTTAGCTGGCTTTGAGGGTCTTGTTCTTACTTCTTCTTTTGGTACTTCTTGTAGAGGCATCTCCTGCATTGGGGTTTCATCAATATCAAAGTCAGGAGCTGTGTAATCTACTTTCTCTTCCATTTTTTCTTTTGCCATATCTTCTCCTTTATTTTACATACTTCCAAATATATCCGCCTGCTTGATTAATAATACCATCTGCACACAACTTGATACGATAAGGTATTATATCTGTATATAATGAGGCAGAGTTTATACTATCATAGGTGTTTACATATCTACCTTGAAAATCATATTGAGTTATCCCATAATCAGTGAAAGATTTATTGGATTTTATCCTCCTATTTTCTGAGTTATACTTGTAAGTACACCATTCAAGATTTTCTACTCTGTTATTGGTTCTGTCCCAATCTTTATGATTTACTTGAGGTAAGTTACTTATATTTGGAATAAATGCTTCTGCAACTAATCTATGAACTTGGTATGTAAATCTTTTACCATTCTTGTGAAGAGAACATTTCTTATAGCCATCTTTGTTAAAGCTAAGAGATAATATTCTCTCTTTTGTTATAAATGAGGAATTAGATTTACCTACCTTAAACCTTGATAGACTTCTAATCCTACCAAGATTACTAATTTCATACTTACCTTCAAAACCTTTAATATCTTTCCAAATCTCCATGATAGTAAAAATGGGGAGGGAAGATTACCTTTCCTCCCCTTTGTATCATTAGCCCTGTAGTACAGCAGGGATTAGTGACATAGTTCTTGTTGGGTCAAGAACACAGATACCAAGTGTAGCCATTCTGTGAATAACTGCTGAGTCCTCATCAAATGACATATAAGGATTACCCTTTTGTCCTGTGAATGGGTTTCTCAGACCCCACTGATAACCTCTGTATTCAGTATCACCCTTAATCTTACACTTGAAGATATTAGGTTGGTCCATAGTACCAATATACATAATATCATACCTGTAAGACATAGCCACACCACCAAGTGGGTGAAGGATTTTATTTCTTACTGGGTCATCATAGAATGGGTCTACATCAATCTTAACTCTTACACCATTAGGTGCTTTATACTCTACAAACTGGAATCCAGCAGATAGAGAGTTAGAGTGAAGTCTTGATTGTGTCTTCTCAATTACACCAATTGAACTGTTGTCAAGTACAAATTGAGTCCAACCTGATACTACATTCAGTACAGCCTTGTGGAACTGAATAGCACCTCTTTCACCTGTCTTGATTAAGAAGTATCTATCACCAAGGTCCAACTTAGCAGCAGATAGCTCATACAGTGCATCCTCAAGCAACTTCAGTGAGAATGTATTGTAATACATAGTGTTGGCTACTTCCATTTGCTCAAATAGACCAGCACCAGTCTTGATTACATTACCTGACTTACCAAAGTTCATGTACTCACCATTAGCATTTCTGTTAGAAGTACCAAATGCAAGTGCATTGTTCTTATATTCAGAGAATTGCTGCTCTACTTCCCAGTCTACATTGTGCATCCACATTGTAGCTACAGACTTAACAAGCTTGCCACCTTCAGTAGCCTTAGTAATAGGCACACCTACAGCCAACTTCTTATTAAGCATAGAACCCGGAACTTTATGTTGGATTCTGATTGTAGACCATTCATTTCTCATAGAAACAGGGCTTGTGAATCTTACATCACCAACCTTTCTTGATAGTTCCTTCTCTACAGGAGCAAAGTCTACAGAGAATCTTTCACCTGCAAGCAATCTCTCAGCAGGACAACCTGTAGTATTACCACCCATCAGCTCTACCTTGTAGACAGCATTAGTTCCTTCCATTCTTGCATCACCAAGGATTCTGAAAGGATATACTTGATTCAAGTGACCTACAATTACCTCACCATCAGCAAACCAATCTTCAGGGAATACAAGATAGAAAGGAGTAGTTCCTACACCAACATTACCACTACTTGCAGTAACAACAGTGCCATTCTCATCTCTTGCTTCCACAAGAGGAATGTTTCTTCTTGAAGAGCCAATTACATCCCAGTAATACTCATTGTCATCCTCAAATTCTCTCGTAGGGAATTGATTCAGGAATGTATCAAGGGTCTTTCCTCTGTAATAGGCAAGCAATTGAACCATCAGGTTTGTAGCCTTCTGTGGAGCTAACTGAAAGATAGAACCCAAGTGATTCTCCTTAGTAAGTCCCTTCCAGTGTTGGAAGCCTACCATTTGAAATTTACCTAACTTTCCAGCCATTTTCTTAAATTTTAATTTTAGTTATCTTTATAATACCATAGAAATTTATGACTTCTGTGTCCCAAAGTACAATTCCTGCCTCTACAAGCCATAGAGATACTAACATGATTTATTCCTGTCTTCTCTTCAGCTTCCCTTGTACTGTGATACTCAGCTATAATATTTCCTTCCAAATCTTTTTGTATTACTCTTTTATTACTATCAGAATTTATTCTACATTTCTTTTTCATTTCTGTTACAACTTCAGGAGTTAAGTGATATTCTATATCACCTCCAGTTGTTAAATTATATAATGAATACCCATTATCCCTAAAATGAGTAATAAAAATTCTTTCAAGTAAATTTAGTGAGTCATAATCACAGTAGGCAAGAACTTTGTACTCCCAAACTTCTGGAGTATCCTTATATTTATTTCTTACATTATTTATGTATCTTCCTCCATAGTAATACCTATTCTTATCTAAAAATTGGGATTTTCTAAGTGATAGGTTTCTTGTTTGTCCGATATATACCTTACCTGTGATTTTGTTCTTCCATAAGTAAATACCTGATTTATACATCTAAATCCCAACCTTTTCCAATGAAAGATTCTGGGTCATCCTCAACTCCACTTGCAAACTTCAAATTTCCATCTGAGGTTCTTGATGTATTGTTGAGAGTATGCTCTAATTCCCTAAGACCTTTCTTTACTTCTTTTCTTACCTTGCCTTTAACCAGACCATTAAGGTTCTTAAAGCCATCAGTCAGTGTGAAAAGCAAGCCTACATTCTTGAGGAACTCAGTTCTATTCTCCATCTCATACTTTTGTATGGCTGTGAATAATTCCCCTGTTTCAGGGTCTTTGTAAACAGGCTTGCTGATATTATCAAATACTTTCTGTCTTGTGGCTTTGTCTACTTGAATATCTCCAAATACTTTAGTGTCCTCAAGGATAGATTTCTTTAATTTCTCTGCCTGCTCTTTTCTTTCCTGAGCTTCTCTTTTCTCCTCTTCTTGAGCTTCCTTAACAAGATTATCATACTCATTTTGGAAGAACTCCTTATTACTTGCTAAAGCCTCTTTAGCATCTTCTATATCAGTACCAGAGTTAAAGGACTTCTGCACTTCTCTTTGTGCTCTTTCCTTACTATAACCTCTGTTAATGAAATCTTGGAAAATGAGTTGCTGTCTCAATTTCTCACCCTTGTCAGTCTCATCAGAGATTGCACTGTCTTGAAGAGAGTTAAGATAGTTGAGTGTATTCTCATATCTTTTTATCTCAGAAGGCTCAATACCAGCATTCAATGCCTCATCAATTCTCTTCTGTCTCTCATCAAATCTTGCTTGAATCTGTTTCTCAACAGCCTCAGCAAAGTCCTCAGGTGCTTTAATCTTATCAGCAGTCTCATCATCAAGGTCTGGGAAGATACCTTCTTCTTTCAAGGCTTTGGCAATGGAAGAGTAGAAGTTGTTTTTGGGAGAAGTACCTTTATCCTTGTCAGATTCAGTACCTTCCTTTTCCTTTGTATCATCTTCTTTTCCACTACCTACGCTCTCTGGTTCTTCAGTAAATAAAGTATCTACATCAACAACCTCAGTAGTTTCTTCTTTGTTCTTGTCTTTATCCTCTTTTTCAGAGGTCTCCTCATTGGCAGGTGGAGTCTCCTGTGTCTCTTCATCATCTATAAACAGATTCTCTATTTCATCTGCTCCTAAGATGTTATCTAAACTTAGTTCTTCTTCCATATCTTCTACTTCTTGTTTATTAAAACAATGCAAAGATATGCACAATTTCAGACTTACGCAAGTACATAAAGAATGCTCTTATAATAGTATAAGAAAAACATTTATCTTATACATAAAAAGAAAGGGCAAGATATTAATCCTGCCCTAACTTAATTAGTCTTCTTTGAAGTAATTCCATAGCTTGAAGCCATCCTTGTAATCATCATCCTTCACATACAATATTATAAATAGTGAAACACCTGTTATTACACTATGCAGCATTAACAACTCAAAGTTTGTGATTGGTATGCCTACATAGTAATCAATTATGTTGATTATATCTGTTGCAAGTATATAATACAAGAACATTCTATGATATAAACAAAACCTGAATACTATAGCTGACAGGTACATAAATATCCAAGTAAGCAAAGACATCCCTGCAATATTACTTAGTACAGGGATGTCAATACCAATATAAGCTGTGGCAGTGTTAATTACATAGAATAATGCTATAAGCATAGGTATATACTTCAGCATTATCAGTAATAACTTATACAAAGACTTACTTTTTAAGTTTTCCTCCTTTGCCATATCTGCCTTTCTTAACTCCTGCTTTTGGGGACATTGGTTTAGGTCTCCCAGTTCTTCTTGCCATAATGATTAAATTTTTAATTGTTACTTACTCTTTTTACCTTTGCCTTTACCTTTGCAACCACATTTCTTTGCCATAATAACAATATTTAATGGTTAAACAATTTCTATAGTTATCTCTTCTCCTCTTGCAATAGCTTCCTTCATCATCTTAACTAACCTTTCCTCATAAGGAGTTGAGTTAAGTACCTTCCCTACTGCCTTATTCTCCCCTACAAGTATGCAACCTGCTGAGTCTTTAGCAGTATTTCCTCTGTGAATCAGGATACCTTCAAATGAAGGTACATCAAGCAGTCTTGGTAGTTCCCTTTTGAACTTAGGAGACATATTCACCACTATCTTGTATGTGCCAAAAGGAATACAAGTCTCTCCATAAACCTTTGCTTCCCCATTGTCAAACTTCCCATTCTTATTCACATCCCTATTCTTGTCTTCAAGAGTATTAGAAAAGAATGAGCCATCAACATAAAGATTACCTATTGTATAGGTGTCCTTAAAATACTTTCTCTCAAGCTTTAGTTTCATCTTTATCCTCCTCTGTATGGGGAGCTACCTCTCCTAAAATATCCCTAATTTGATCCTCAGTATAGAATTGTCTTTTAGTACAAATATTATCCAAGCAGGAATTGTTTAATAATCTATGAATAATACCCTTCAATCTATATACTTCTACTCTATTATCTTCAGCAAGTTTAATATAGAATTGAAGCTTTCTATTATTATCTCTTACTATATCCTCATAAAACTCTAGAGATTTCTTTAAGTTTTCTATCTCATTAGAGTCTACTTCCGTATTATATTTTCTTCTGGCTAGTAACCAAGTTACTATACCTGTAGCTAGGTTAGTACCCAAAGTTACAATTCCTGTAATTAAACTTGGATCCATATATTAAAAATTATTTTCTATTTTCAATTTCTTTAATTGTCTTTTTAAAAGAGCTACATGCATAGAATAAGGGTATAGAAGAAGTTTGTGAAAAAACATATCTCCATTGATCTGATCATTTACTTTTCCTCCTATACATAGTCCACTACCTCCTGTAGAATGACCTACGTTAAATTCCAATAATATTTTTCATTCCCCCCCCCCCCCTGCGGTGCGAATCACTTCGTGATTTCTTATTCTTATAGAATAAGACCCCCCCCCTCTATCTAAGATTTAATATCCATATTGTAGAGTATTCGCTAATACTCCTTTAATCTCAGAATAAATTTCCGGATTCCAACCTGGATACAAAATAGTAGTTACAAACTCTAGTTGACCAGCTGGTCTCACTCGTAACTGTATATTTTCTTCAGTAATATTCTTAACTAAAAATCCAATCCCTGGGTTAAAGTCACCTGCTGGGATATCTTTTAACACGCTTACTTGTAAAGAGTTAATAACTTCAGCTCTATTTATTATTCTATTATCCATTATAACATGCATTAAATATATACAAAAATATACAAACAAACTAATATAATCAACTATATAAATAAAATATTTATTATTACTTTATCACCTCTATAAATCTAGTTTTTTTGACTGTTGAGTATGGGTTATTTTCTACAATATCGACCTTCAGTACATTATGTTTCTTCTGAAATAATCTTACTAACCAGCACTTATGAGGGGGTTTTATAGTTTCTTTATTTATACTCCAAACTATATTAGTTTCTGTAGTAAATTCAGGATTAACTATTATAGTATTAGGGTATCTTAGACCCAGCTTTAACTTGTACCACTTATCTCCTAATACAGTATCCTTATTAATAGTTGCATCCTTAAATATAGTATCTCTATAGAATATAGTATCTTTCTTAGAAGACTGAGCCAGTAGGTATTGCATTTGTCTCAATTTACTATCTTTTACCTTAAGCTCTTTTCTAACCTTATTCATTTGCTCTAGAAGAGAGTCATTATAGTAGTCTAATTGTTCTATTCTAAATTGAAACACTCTACTCTCATCTTTTAAGATAGAATTTTCTGCAGAAAAGGCTTTTTCATTAGCTAATGAAATGGAAAGTTCATTAGCTAAATTTCTGGACCTATTGTATAGTACACAAGTACTAACCATAAGCAGACCTAATACTATTACTAGTATAATCCATAAATATTTCTTGATAGTACTGATCATACATACTAACATTTATTATCTTATTAGTTGCATTTTAAGCATTATTTCCCTGTTCTATTTCCTCCTGCAAAGCCTGTTCTTTGGCTGCATGATAGCTTAGATGTTCTTCCGGGGTAATCTCCCGCACGGTTGAAGCGTCGAAGCCCGCCGGCGTGTACATCGCTTTTACTCCCTCGTAAGTCTTTATATCATCGCCTTCTCGGTAGGTAGTCAGGTAATTACCTTCCGTTGCGGGAGTAATTTTTTGATAACTTTTTTCTTCTATATTCATGGGTATTTGTTTTTTATGAGGTTTTGTTCGATTGTGTTCTTTTCTCCCTTACATCGAATCGGCGAAATTAACCGTCCAATTCTCATCTGTCAGTTTCGCTATGATACCTTCTGTTTCCAAATAAGTTTGTGCAGCCGTGTTAAATGTCAACGCAGCAGCCGGTAGTCCCAATGTTTTTAAAGGAGCTACACCGCTTTCTCCGGCAGCATAGGCAAATCCTCCGAATCGATTCAAAGTCTCTTCATCGATATTCGGGGAATCTGCCAGCGATAGAGAGGTGTGTAAGAAGATCACATCGCCGATCGACGACAAAGCCGAGCACCCCTTGAACATGTTTGTCGCTGCTTTTACGTTCGAAAAATCCCAGTATTCGAGAGATTCCATAGATCTATTATTATAGAATATATAGTCACAAGTAGTAAGGTTCGGAATATTTATCTTCGGGAAATGAACGATAGGAATGTTTGAAAAAGCGTATGCCGCGGTGACGGTATCCGGTAAATTGATATTGCCTATTTCCGTTAGTTTTGAGCTCTCAAAGGCGTTAAATGCGGTATATGCACTTTGAACGGATAAATTTAAGATCTTATTTATATTACTCCTTTGAAAAATTCCTTCTAACGAAGGCACAACTAACGACTCTATATTTACTTCATAATTTAGACTTGTTGTGACACGAAAAGCAGCCTCTATTTTGGTAACTTTCGAAAAATCCAAATTTGGAGGTAGAGAATTTAAAGCCTTGCAGGAATCAAAAATGTATGAAAAATCTGTCACATTCGAGAAATCGAATACTTCGGGTACTTCCTCGAAAGTTGAACATCCAAATTTAATCCCCTCCGCCGCCACGTCGATTTTTTTGTTGAGGTGGGAGTTCTCCCCATTTCCTTTATTACCTGTTATTATAATAGTTCCCATTTTCTATATTGTTAGTTTGCTTTTATGTTACTTTTACATTCTTCAACATATTTGTTCTGGAGTGAGGTCATCGTAAGTAAGTGGGTCTCCTTTATCACCTTTATCTCCTTTTATACATGGTATAGTAACAGTCTGTTTACATATAGGAGTTTCAGGTATAATTATATTATCTTCAATTACCATTTTGCATTAAGATTACACTATAATTATATTTAATAACTCTCTAGGAGAACTAAAGTTCCAAATACCATCTTGAAAGTCTTCATCAGGTATTTGATAATTCTTTATAACACTTAATTGTCCTCTTAAAAAAATTCCAGAATTAAATATAGCGTATAATATACCATCTTTAAGCACATTATTTACTCTATTTACTCCATCATAAGATACCTCATAAGTATTCTCCTCACAATCTAAATAAGTAAACTTAAATTTTATTTGAGAGGGGTCTAATGGTTCCCCTCTCAAATCTACAAAATTTAATCTTATTTTGAAATCATCATTATGACTTATCTTCATAATACTAATCAATTGAAGGATTTTCTAATACATAAACTTCCCTAGCCACTTTTGAGATATCTAGATCTTCACTCTCTGGAGTGGGATTATAGAAGAAAGTAGTTTGTATAAAATTTGGACCATTATAGGTCATAGCTATACCAGCATAAGAGACAGAGTTAATTTGCCTTCTAGACTTATACAAATTTACATAAGTCTTATCTTCAAAAGTGTCCTCTGCATCATCATCCGTTAATATTACTATAGATTTAGACAAATTCTCTAATCTGGCTGTAATAGACATAGAGCTATCACTAATCTTTAAAGCATTCTTTATAGCTGTAACATTAGAAGAACCATTCAGAGCTTGAATATTAACAAATGACAGGGTCTCCACATTTAATCTACTCACTGTAACTCTAACAGTATATTCATTATTATCTTTTGCATAGAAGTCATAATCATATGCCTTACCCATATAAATAAAAGATATTCTATGCAAGACTTTAACTGAAATACCTATAGTCTCAGAAAATTCACTTATATTACACTTTATTCTATTCTCACTAGTATCAGCGTTACTAGACACTAGATTAATTACAGGAACAGTACTTAATCTAATCAATGAAGTAGTTATCCTACCGCTAGTAGCACTAGAACTCATACCTAATGCTTTAGCAACATTTGCTTGTGAGTCTCCGGTTTGAAGTACTAGAAATCTAGATAAAGGTAATTCAGCGGTTAGAGCTTCTACTGAATATTTTAACTCTGGTAAACTATATACTGTGTAATCTTGTACTATCCAATCAGAGGATGCTTTAATTATTCTATGTTCATCATTTACTATATAATGAATAGTGTAAGTACTATCATCATAGGTAACTGAAACAAATACAGCACTTTCAGAGGATCCAGCTGAGACAGCTACATCTCCAGCTCTGGGAGGTATTACCTCATTACCATTCATTGGTATAAATGCTGCTCTAAGTTCTGAAGATAGGCTATCATTGTTAATAGTCTTTAATAAGGCAAAATTATATACATGAGTTCTGGATATATTAGAGACAGAGTTGTTATTGATATATATAGTGTTTACTCCTCCATAACTCGTATATATTACCACTTTTCTGCCTGTTCTTAGTTCCGCCCCAGAGAATATTACTACTCCTTGGATAGAACCATAAGCTACGTTAGCTACCTTATCCCCTATAGAAGGAAACTTATACATACCTTCAAATCCACCAGATATAGGCACAAAAGCACTACTAACATTATCTCCAAAAGATAGTGCATCAAATAAGGAGATATCATATACTACCTTAGAGCCACTATATCCTTCTACAAACTCCTTAACAGCTTTCTGGCTCATTACTTTATCTTTAGATTCCCCACTAGACTGAACTATGTCTAATTCAGATAACATTTGGACCCAATTATCAGGGTTAACCCAAGAACTACTATCTACAGATACACCATTATATTGTATAGTTACCCACTTATTCGGAGTTAAATCCTTAGATAGAAATGTTCCTAAAAATCCAATTCTTCTATCATACAAGGGGACCGCATTTATAGCCTCTTGAAGAGAGTACGCATTGGCAGAATAATTGGCAGAATAATTGGCAGAATAATTGGCAGAATAATTGGCAGAAATATTTATTGGAAGATTAAGAGCTAGCAGCTGATCCAATGTCTTATTCTGACTATTATAAACTGATTGTGTACTTGTTATAGGATAAACTTCTTCATCTTGGGTTCCTCCAACCAGCTCATTATCTTTTATTTTTCTAATCACTCCCATAATCTTAAAAATCTTCTCCTAATTTACTAATATAAACCTCGTAAGCAATTCCTTTACTTGTTTTTATGAAGGTAAATTGTATTAATTTGTTCCCACTACCTGTCAGACTCAATGGACCACTTGGAAATATGCTGATATTAGCTCCAGCTGTAAGATTTACAGTCTTAACATCAGGTTTACAAGCTAAATAAGTTACTCCTGACATTGCACTACTTTTTTCTCTACCATCTGTATTAACAGTCACATTTAATGTTTCAGTAGCTGCAGAACACCATACTGTTTGATTAGGGTAAATAATAACACTAGAGTTATCAGTATTTCCGTACCTATTCGAAGAAACAATAGACTGTATATCTGCCAAATCTATAGTAACTGTACTTCCTCCATTCATAGCTGCTATGATAGCAGCATTATCAGAGAAGCTCACATTAGACTCAAATAAAAAGGTTACCCATTGTTCTCCTGGAATATATTTAATTACTGAAACAGTATTACTGTCTGTTACTTTAGATACATTGTATATGTTTCCGTAGTCATCTGTAAACTGTCTTACAGTTCCTTCCCCACAATTACCCCATAATCTTTGGAGTATCTCTGTTAAAGTATCTGTGTCTTCTAATTGACCATATTTTGCTGAATTAATTAAATCCGAGTCAATATATAATGGAAATTGATGTTTATCATCAAAATCAATTTCATTTGAAATGGATTCCCCAGTTAATGCCTTATACTGACCAACAGTGTATCCAGCAACAAATTTCCATCTCATTAAGGATTCTTCAGTACTGAAACAAACTACGGTCATATCAGTAGTCTGCTCATCATTGTTCAAATCTGCACCTCCATATATAGACAGCAACCAAAGACCCCCAGCCGGATCTACTAATATTCTATAGTAATTATCTACATCCTCTCCTGGGTTATCAGTCTCCTTCATCATATCCTTCCATACTCCATTTATATTGAATTTAAGTACAGGTTTTCTATCATTAGTAGTTATCCATCCAACTCTTGGATCATTTGGAGCGGACTCTGAAATAATTATATCCTTTACTCTTAACATCTTATTTATTTATTAGAGTTAGTATTTTTGTTTTGTAAAGATTTCTCTTTTATTCTTATATCATCAGAGTGTTTTTTCCTTTCAAAGGAAAGTTTCTCTTTTTCTAGTTTAAGCTTTTCATCGAACTCTCTAATTTTCTCTCTAAGATCAGCTCTCCCATCATCATCTTCAGGCTCACTTATTCCGTCTTCCTTATTGCTAGCTTGTATTTGGGCTATAATAATTTTAGTCTCATTGTCTCTTATATTAGCCTGTTCTTTTTGTTGCATTTCAGCTAATCTCTGTTCATTTTCCAATTGAACCATTTGTTGTTGAGACTCTAATTGCTGTTGCTGTGCTTGAGCATTTCTTTCTTGAATAGTCTGCTCATCCTTTTCAACAAGTCTTTGTTTCTCAGCAAGTGAACTTGAGCTATATAACTTCATAATAGTTGAGAAGGATAATGTTTGATTTTGAAGTGCAGCTTGTGCCAATACATCAAGCTTCTGTGACAACTCTTGAATACCTTGACTATTATCAACTACCAACCCATAGTCAGCATCTGCAAATTCATCACCATCAATATCCATAACTCTTATTGAATTATCTGACAATATGTATTGAAATTTCTTGCTTCTACCTTTGAGTGCTATTTTAGCTGTTTCAAGAAAACACTCTAAAACTCTCTTCTTGACATCATCATGCTGCACAAACAACCATTCTGTGATATGTGAAGATTGTAGAGTTGCTCTTTCTACACCACCTACAGTTTCTCTATTACTTACCTGACCTTCTCTTTGTCTTGTAATACCTGCTACTTCTGACATCTCCATCTTGATAAACTCAAGGAGATTAATCTGTTGCTGTATTGAATTACCAAACTCAGCATCAATTACTCCAGAAGAGGCATTATTAAGAGCACCTGCAAGTTTACCTGTTGAAGCACCAATATTACCTTCTCTAAAGCTATCCTCAACTGCAAGACCATTAGCCTTTGCATAATACATCCACTTTTCAACATCCCATCCTTTAGGTATCTTTGCTAAATCAAGCTTCAATATCTTTCCCCAATTCTTAGCCATCATCTTGTTCAGTCTATCATGAATAGCATCATACAAGTAATTATACTGCTTCATCATATCTACAAGAGAGAATGGTCTACTGTCATTGAGGTTGTATATAGAACCTATAATACCAAAGTGACATCTTGATGGGTTTGACAGCCTATTGTATTGTACAACTCTTGGTCTCATATTCACATAAATATCAGTACCAATCTTTGTACCTTCCCAAGCCTCATTTATATAGAAAATCTGTTCCTCTTCTCCAGCATCCTTATCAATGATGTAAGTCTCAGGATAGAAGTTATATACTTCTTCTCCTGTCTCTGGGTCATAAGATTTAACCTTCTTGATTCTTCTTCTTGACTTCCAATATACTCTAAGTACTCTAAGATTACCAGCTAAGTCATAAGGAAGAAGGGAATTTGAGATGGAGTCTGAGAATAAATTGAATGGGTCAAAATAGAATCCATCAGTACTTATCTCTTCTCCTACCATGTGATTATTCACATACCCAAATCTCTCATCAATGTTATCCATAGAATCTACAGAGGCTTGACCAACATGGTCAGGCAGTTTCTCTATATACTCCATGTCCTTCTTACTTAATACATCATAGTAAGTATCTATTACTCTTCCCGGACTCCAATAGTCCTCTATAATAATCATGTCTGCATCTTCTATCTTGTTGGAATACCCAGACTTGAAGATTCTCACCTTTAATGGATTAAGTCTTTCAATAACAGGCTCTCCACCTACTATATCACATTGATATATCTCCTCTCCCACAGCCATAGCATCCATAAAGCCATTATTGAACAGCAGAGGAATATTATATTCTTTTACATAATGATTGAGAAGAGCATTTGCCCTTATCTCTCTCATATCTTGCCACTCATAAGTATAATAATCATTCAGCTTCTCAAGCTCCTGATTAAACTCCTCTTCTGACTGTGATGTATCAGCTATAAGCTGCTGAAGTCTTTGAAGTAATTCTCCTTTCTTGTTATTCTCAATCTCAGAGATGGCATTAGGGTTAGTAACTACTACTCTATAGTCAAATACTCTCTTTGATTCCTCACCTCTAAGAACATTCAATTTGCTATTCATGATAGGATAGTGTTGTATTCTATCAGGTACAAAACCAGCTCTTATATTCTCAGGGTTCAGTACAAGCTCCAAGTCTGTCATGTGGAGCTTGCCATTCAACAAGTCATAGTTAATCTTCTTATGAATCACAGATTTTCTCACAAGACTATAATTAAAGAAAGTCTTGCTGTCTGCCCAATCCAAGTGCCTCTTTCTCCAAGCCTTGTTCTTCTTACTAAAAGGCAGTTGTTGTGGTGGTAAATTTATTAATTCAGACATATTGATTCATTTTATTTCCTGCAAAAGTAAGTAAAAATCTTCACTTGTGCAAGGATATAAGTGATTTATTAAGTATCCACATCTATTTTTGCTAAATTTACTGTTTGAATCTTGCATCATAGTTGGTCTTGAAGAATGAGTCATTGCCTAAGTATGAAGCAGAGGCATCCTCTTCCTTACTCTTGCTTACCTCACCCTTATAGAGAATCATCTTATCTTCTCTAAGCAGCATAAGCATACCCATAGATGAGATTCTATCAAAGTTACCTTCTGAATTGTACAGTATAAGCTCCTTTATCAATGCTCTTGACCTCAAAGTATATAGATTGGGAATCATTACTTCTTGGTCTTCACCATCAACTGTTTGTATTACAGGAACTGGCCTTAATAGCCAAGACCTTAATAGGTTTCTTGCATAAGCATTTATAGCTGCTGTAGCATTAGTACCCTTAGCCTTGTTTCCATAGGAACTACCCTTGACCATATCTTTATCTTTCAAGAAGTCAAGTACATCAGTAAGCAGATACAAGCAATTCATCTTCGAGAAATATGCAAATAATCCCTTCTTGTTATTTTCATAATTCATTTTGCCATTGTAGAATAGACACATCTTTCTGCAAATCTCATAGAAGTCATCTGCAAATAATGGTCTACCTGTGTACTCAGCTACTACCTTGTCAGTCCATAAATCAAGTACATATACAGAACCAAGAGACATAGTATTTGACTCATCATCATCATAAGGGTCACACCCTAATATGTATCTATTATCAAATACTCTGCCTGACCTGTCTTTCTCAGGTAGTTTATATATCTCAATAGCACCTTCTATCTTGTTATCCTTATGTGGAAATTCCCTTATAGGTTGGTCTGAAGTAGGCTTAAATTCCACCTCCTTACTACTATTGATAGTCAAGTCACCCACATATACATCATCATACTCTCTTGGGTTTGCATCCAATTGACCTAATCTTTCAGTAAGGTCAGTTACTGGGAACATATTAACACCAGTCTTTACAATAGCTTCAGCAGGAGTAATAGGAACCTCAGCAATAGTCTTGATTACAGTATTAGGGTCAGTAGAATTATACTTAACCCTATACCTGTTCATCAATATCTCAATCAGTGCTTGTACTACATCAGATACACCATCCCTATTATAGCATCCTTTTCTATTGATATACCCCGGAAAGAAGAATACAAAATATCTTTTACCTTGATTGTTTTTATCATACACATTAGGTAAAGCATACATATTATAACCCCTTGGGTTATACATAATCTCCTGAGCACCAGCAAAGTCTGATTCATTATCACCAGCAGTACCTTGTAGGTACATAAGACCAAACACATAATCACCTTCCTGTACAGAAGGAAGCATTACATTATATAGGTCAATCAATCTTGGAAATGTACCAAACTCCTCAATACCAATAAATGCAGCTCTCTTACCTCTTAATTTGGACTCATCATCTTTAGATGAAACTCCTAATACAGAGTTCTGTGTGCCTTTCTCAATATCCAGTTCCAAATCCTTATATCCCATTTTCCAAACCATGTCTTGAAGAGATGATTTAAGTCTCTTTCTTGGGAACTGGGTATGTTCAGCACAGAAATTAGCCATTGAGACAAATTTATTAAGCACACCATCCTTTGTCAGATACTCCTTCTGATAAGCTGTAGCAATAGATACAATCTCTTCACAGGCTGTACTATTCTCACCTAATACAAAGTTATGAGTAAGAATTGAAGCCATTGAATAGGACTTTGATTTACCTCTGGAGGCTAACTCTGCACCATGATTACCACCTAAGAAGTCATTATATAGACCACCACTTCTGGCTTGTTCCATATAATGAAATCTCCAATAAATGCCTTCCCACATTTCAGGGAAGTCTACAATTCTATCTGCCTGCTTAGTGCCTTTTCTAATCTTTGATTGTATAATAGGACAGTAATTCATATAGAAGTAAAGAGGTCCTGTGACCCACTCTCCATCAGACTCTCTTACATATCCATTCCAACATCTATCTCTCTCCCGTCTAATCCATTTACCATACTCACTATTAGGATTGGCATTAGGTCTTAGGCTTGTAAAACACCCATACTTCTTATAGTGAAGTGCAGTAGGTCTAAAGTAATCCATATCCTCAAGAATATGGGGATTAACTAAGTCCACTATTATTCTACCCTGTGAGTCTCTTGGTCTGTCTTTGGCATATTGTCTTGCAGGAGAAATCAATCTCTTAACAAACTCTACATTATTGATTATGTCTAATAACTGGTCTTGTACTTCTTGTGGCAATCCACTAAGCAACTCATCAGTTATTTGAGTTTGATATTTATTCATCAATATATCCATTATACTCTCCCTTTATAACCTGTTCATAGAAGTTACAGCCTATCCAATTGAATATCAGCCTACTAAGCTCTACATTCATCCTTCTTATCATAGTCTCTTCCTGACCATCAAGGACTTTTGCAGTCTCTTTTACTGTTATTACTCTATACTTCTTGCCACCTTTTACAAACCATATCACAGACTCATATTCCTTATATGCCTTAAATGTTTGATGAGGCTTTACAGTCCTCTGAAGTACAAGATGCCCAGTAGTCTTTATCTTAAGTGCATCTCTCTTATCTTCAATAGACCTATTAAGTCCTTCTATAATATCTTCTGTTTTCATACCTTAAATGTTTAGTCCATCTTCCATTATTGTCTTCTCACCTTGACCTCTCATTTTACCAGCTACCATAGATTCCTTAGATATAGCTTTTTCAGCATCATCCAAATCCTTCACAAGTGATGGAACTTGTTTGATAGTAGCTGTAATTGTATTCAGTGTATATATAGGCTTACCCTTGTCATCTGTTTGTGTAAGGTCTATGTCTCTCAACAGCTTCCTTAATTTATCAACTGCATATCTTGTGTCTTCAAGAAGAAGTGCAGAAGTAGGCTTGAAGCTGTTATAAAATTCCATAGCAGCCAATACTACTTTGTCAGGTTCCCATTTCTCAGGCAATCCTTCACCTTCTTTAATAGCCTGCTTTCTTTGTTCTTCATCAGTAAGATACTGATAATCACTTCTGGGGTCCACCATGAAGTAAATGAAAGCAATCTCTAATAATGCCCTCTCTTTTTCTTTAGTTCTATCTCTTTTCCATAAATCTCTAAAGGGCTTCAATACCAATATTTCAGGGTCAATAACTACTTTATAGCCTTCATATTTTAGCAATCTCATCATATCTAATCCTCCTTATATCTCCATTTATATCCTCCAGCAGATGGTCTGACTCCTCTTGCACATCTTGCAATATGTGTTGTTTTTATACCTGTCTCTTTAGAAGCTAATCCACAAGTCTTGAATATTTTAATAAGGTTGCCATCTTTGCTAAACATAATCACTTCTTTACCTCCATGATGAGTAGCATTATCCTTCATATGCTGCTTGGCTGCTTCTGACTTTGGTTTGCCTTTCAATGACTTACTTATATTTCTTTTATGTTCTTCACTTCTGAGACCTACTATACCAAACCCTCCGGGGCTATATTATAGCTAATATTAAGTTTGCTACAATAATTTATTAAAATAGATTCTGCTCTGTTCACTTCATCTTTAGTCAGATTATATAATAATACAACATGGTGAAAGTTATCCCAACCATATTTCTTTATAGCATGATAAAAGTGATGACAGCCCTTATAAGATATTCCTCTTCCTTTCCACCTATTCTTAGGTGATGATGACTGACCTATGTAAATTTTACCATTCAGCTTATTTATATGTGCATAAACACTATAACATAACTAAAATAAAAGAAAAAGAGCCTGTTAGGTTTAATCCTCCCAACAGGCTCTCCTATAATTATACAATCAGCTTCTTCTCTTCTGGCTTAATCAAGGTTGAAGGAGTTGGGTCTGGAACCTCTTCATATTCCTCAATTATGAAATCAATATCTCTATCTTGAAGTAGAAGACATTGTTTACCATCCATCTCAATCACATCAAAGTTATACTTTACTACAGGATTGTCAGTAACTACACCATCTTTAAGTGTGCCTGCCTGATGTTGCTTGACAGCAAATCTTGTAGGGTTTACACAAACCAAATCTCCAACTTTAATATCTCTTACTGAACTACCAATTGCAAGTACAGTCTGATATTCCTTTAGTCCACCTTGTTGCTTAGTTACATCAAGCAATCCTCCAGATGTTCTCACATCCTCCTCATACTTATCCATTGTAGTGATAAGTGCAGTGAACATTGGCTTTATTTTCTTAACCTTCAACATACTCAATAACTTTTATACCATATTCTATAGCACAAGAGTGCTCAATTTTACAACCTCTATATTTGTCCCAGTCTTTAGCAAAATATGCAGCATCTGCCACAGATAATAGCTCAATTGATTTACCTAAGAACCACAAAGGTCTTGCATCTACTGGTGCATCTTTGAAGAAGCTATCAATCACTTCTACATCATCATTGAGTACTGCTTTAGCCTCTTCCACAGCTTTGGCTCTTTCAGCTTCTATTTCTTCATTTGTCTTACCCCTCATGGGCTGACTAATAAACAATTTCTTCATTTCTTCTCCCTTATCTGCTTAATAAACTTGAATCTCTTTTTCATACCTAACATCCTATCATAAGTGCAAGTCAATTTGCCTAATGATGGAATATTGAAATTTGTTCTTAGCTTAGTAAATTCCTCTTCACTAATATCATCCTTTAATGGTAAGGACTGTATAGTTTGTTTTATGAACTTCCAATAAGATTTGTAGGATGTGTCTACCACTTCAAGTGGTATATCCATCTCTTGTGAGACCTTACCAATTATATCAGGATAATTCATTTCAATTCAAAAAGTAACAATAGTTGGAAAGTACCAGTCTCTTCATCAATGTTTGGGATAAATCTTGGATTTATTTTACCATCAACTATGACTTTATTCTTTCTCAGTTTTCCCATAATCACTTGGAAGTGAGAAAGAGTGATATTGCACTCTTCCCTTACCTTCCTTTTAGTATCTTCACTCATTGTAACCTTATCAAGAATGTCATTATCCTTAATAACTTTACTGAGTTCATATCTTTGCTTTACAAAGCTTGTGATTACATCAATCTCTCTATCAGTTAATTTATGAAAAGGCTCAAGAAACATGAACCAATACCTAAAGAAGTTCTTTGACAGAGAACAAGGTACTCTTACTATATTATTTGGTCTTTTGTTTGTCATTTCTTTTAGCATGAATTAATCTATGACAATTAGCACAAACTAATAGACACTTTGAAAGTTCCTCATCTCTCTTCTCTTTTGAGAGTCTCAGGGCAGTAGAAGGATTATACTTTTTCTCTTTGGGATTTATATGGTGAAAGTCAAAACAAGCAGCATTTTCACCATTATACTTAAATCCACAAATCTCACATTTACCTCCTTTTGAAAGTATAACCTCTTCTTTGCTTCTATCCCTCCTCTTTAGAACCTGTTCAATATCTCCCATCTTCTTCCTCTCATATCTACTCCTTACCTTTAAGGAGTTATTTTCTCTATATTCTTTAGAATATTGTCTCTTTGGAAGAGGATTATTATGATATGAGTCTTTTGCTCTCTTTAAGACATTATCTCTATTATTTAAGTACCATTGCCTTTTATATTCTCTACTTCTGATAGCATCTTTATATGGCATTACTCTTCAGGTTTATCTTCTGTCTCCTCCTTAGTCTCAGGAACTGTCATCAGGTCTTCAATCTCAGCTACACACTTAGCTACAAACTCCTCACTAAAGGCATGTGCATTCTCTACTACCTTGAACAGGTAATCAAGTCTCTTGAACATATTAACCATGTTGGCTTCCTGCAATTTTGCATACAGTTGCTTTGCTTGGTTGCTCAACTGATGAGCAATGTTTTCAAGTTGCTCATAAGACATCTTTTCAGGTCTTGCAGCCTCAGGAGTAGGCTCCATTTCTACTTTTGCTTCTTTCTTCTCTTCCATTTTATTATTTATTAAAAAGGTTTACCATACTTCTTTTTATACATCTCCCTCCAAGACTCTATATCTGTAGAGTCTGTATCAGTACATCCACATTCATCACAGTAGTCTACTTTATCATTAAGTACTAATATTTTCAATGAGAGACAATTCTTACAATAGACCACTGGAATTGCATTATAGTCCTCATTAGGATGCTCTTCTCTGGTATTGTTTAAGTTGTCCATAAATCTTCTTCTTTAATTCATTAGTACCTCTACTGTGTACCCCTTTCCTTTTGCTTGTATTAGCTCTATTATTGAAAGGTCTTCTTGGTATTATAATACCTTCAGTGGTCACATGACCTCTTCTTATGGCTCTTCTTATTGATTTGAACTTATGAACCCCATCATAAGTAATTAAGTGTAGAACCATAATTCCCTTTGAGATATAATCCTCAAACTCTTCCTGACTCATCAGGCTTCTCTCAATTTTCTGCTCTTCCATATTTATAATGTTAGTTTTACTTGAAATATACAAGCCAGAACTGACCATTATCTCTTAATAGAGATACAATGTCCTCTCTCTTAATTCCTTCCTCATTTGCTGTATTCACTATCTCCCTTAATGTGTTACCAGCAAATGCTATCATAATCTGATGAGTACCATCCTTTTTCACTCTCACCATCTTCTTATCTTCAATTTCAGCCATATTGCTTCTATTTTAATTAGTTGCGGGTCTTGGAGTCGAACCAAGTATCTCTAAGGTTATGAGCCTTGAATGATTTATAATTATCCGTTTCACTCACCCACGATATATTTATTGTGCAGATAGACAGACTCGAACTGTCACATTGACATTGGAAGTGTCACATACTGACCTTTATACTATACCTGCATTTTGAGTAGATAATCAGATTTGAACTGACCCCTTGACATTGGCAATGTCATGTGCTAACCACTAACACCATACCTACATTAAGAGGCTCCTGTCAGAATCGAACTGACATTACTTGGTTACAAAGCAAGTTTCCTAACCATTGAAAGAAGAAGCCATTAGTAGCCCAAGAGGGACTCGAACCCTCACGGGCATTTCTGCCCAAGGGATTTTAAGTCCCTCGTGTCTACCTGATTCCACCATTGAGCCATAATGATATTAGTAGGGTCTAATATCACATAACTCAAACAAGTACTTATACTTATTGATATTTTGAATGAATGTTTCACATTCTGAGGCTATACCTTTGTATATAGTTTCTTGTGGAATCTTATCATAAAATATTATAGTTGCACCTCTGACTTCATTAATAAAGTCAATAGCATTTAGAGAATCACTTGGTACACCCTTTATTGCATTTGGTTGCATCTTGCCAAGTATTCCCATATATCCTTCTGCAAGACCATCTTGATAGTCTGATAGTACATCAAGAAATTCACCAAGATATACATGGATATTCTTCTTAGGTGCTGCCCAATGTAGATTCTTACATTTAGTTTTCCAGCCCTCAAGTCTATTGAGGAAGTTAATGAAAAACTCTGAAGGATTCATACTTGGGTCCTCTTGTTTATTGACTTCAAGAGGAGTTAATAGCATATCATCTTGATACATAGTTTATCTGTTTTATTTTGATGTTGCAAAGATAAGTAATTTATTTGGAATATGCAAGTAAAATCTTGTTTATTTTATAAAATAGTGTCCTCTATGAGACTCGAACTCATACATTACTATTACTTCATACCAGTTTCTAAGACTGGCGTGTCTACCTAATTCCACCAAGAGGACATGTGTGGGTATTTATAGAATCGAACTATATTCTAAGGATTTTCAGTCCTCCGCAATGTAACCATACCTGCCCAATACCCATTTGTAGAGAAGCTCAGTAACTCTACTGCCTTAAAAGTTTTTCTTCCATTACTGGAATCTATAGGGGATGGTCTTAACTCTCTTATTAAACCCCTAAGAGCTTTTGGTGGGCACAGAGAGACTCGAACTCCCCTACTCCAAAGTCCAATACAGCAATTTGATAAAGGAGGGAGGTTTTACAGACCCCTGCTGTTATGTACCCATTATATTTTAAGTTCCCCCATAAGGAATCGAACCTTACTCTCAGGATTAAAAGTCCAGAGCATCCACCATCAATGCTTTGGGGGAATATACCTTGCCAAGGTTAAGGTGTGCTCCCACAAGGACTTGAACCTTGAGTCCCCTGTTTAAGAGACAGGTGCTTTAACCAATTCAGCTATAGGAGCTTATAAGACTTGGAGGTGGGATTTGAACCCACGAATCATCAGATTTGCAGTCTGTGCCCTTAGACCACTCAGGTACTCCAAGATAGTACTGGCAGAGGGGATTGAACCCACATGTTACCAATTACCCTTTCTACTGTGTATAAGACAGAGGGGATATGCCAGTATATTGGGGTGTCTGATGGGACTTGAACCCACACAATTTGGAGCCACAATCCAAAGCTCTACCATTAAGCTACAGACACAGTTCTGATGGATAGACTCGAACTATCAACTACTGCCTTATGAGAGCAGCTTTCTACCATTGAAATACATCAGAATATAAGTGGGCAAGTAAGGACTCGAACCTTCATTACTTGAATATCAGTCAAGCTTCCTGACCAATTAGAAGACATGCCCATTTTAGCTAAGGTGGCAGGACTTGAACCCACAACTGCTGGTTTTGGAGACCAGTGTTCTACCAATTGAACTACACCCTAATTTAGTTGCAGGTAGTGGATTTGCACCACTGTTCTCCCCATTATGAGTGGGGCAAGATAACTACTTCTCCAACCTGCGGAAGAAACATCAAATCATGTGATTATGTCTCCTTATTGCACTCAGAGACTTTTCAGAAATGATGGCATCAAGTATTGCAAGCTACTTGACTGAACTTCTTGCAAAAGTTCTTGCGGGAAGTGTAGGACTCGAACCTACAGCCTGAGGATTAACAGTCCCCTGCTCTACCATTGAGCTAACAACCCATTATTAGTTGCTCCTATTAGAATCGAACTAATGACCTTCTGTGTGTAAAACAGACATTCTGAACCACTGAACTAAGGAGCAATGAAGGCAGTTTCTTTAATCTCTAACTGCCCAAAAGAGTGTCCAAAGCAAAAGCTCTAACATTATGAAAACATGAAAACAATGAGTGGAGAATGAGGGACTTGAACCCTAAACTCTTCTTTGCAAAAGAAGTGTGTTAGCCAATTACACCACAAACCCCATTAGTAGAGTAGACAAGACTCGAACTTGCAATATCACTGCATCCCAAATGCAGGGGGCTAACCAATTACCCTACTACTCTATATTTGCGGAGAGCATTGTACTCGAAACAAATGCCTTTTACAGCACACATTACTTAGCAGGTAAGTCCACTGCCTCAGTGGTTTACTCTCCCTTAATCAGCCTTTCAAAGAACATGCGGAGGAATGAGGTCCCGACCCCCAAGCATTTTACTGCTCAATCTGTTTTCAAGACAGTTCCCAGTCCCACTGAGTTACTCCTCCATTGGCAGGATGTGGGGGAATTGAACCCCAATCTCCTGATTGACAGTCAGGCACATTAACCACTATGCTACACACCCTATAATATGTAGTGTCACTGAGAATTGAACTCAGATTTCCAGTTTGAGAGACTGGTTGCCTCACCATTTAGCAGATGACACCATTTAGTATTGGGTAGGAGACTTGAACTCCTCTCTTCAGATTGAAAGTCTGATGAACTGACCACCTATTCTAACCCAACATTTATGTACCCCCTGAGGGAATCGAACCCCCATTAAAGGCTTAGAAGACCCTTGCATTATCCATTATACTAAGAGGGCATTTATTGTTGCTGTTAGAGGACTCGAACCTCTACTATAAGAGCCAAAATCTTATGTGACTACCATTACACCAAACAGCAATATAAAAAGAAAAAGGAATACTACTTAACACAATGGTTCAAGTGGTATTCCTTCTAACACTAAATTACCAACCAAAACCAATCTTTATGTACCTTCAATTAGTTGCCCATTATTGTTTTGCATATCTTTTTATCCTTAATTGCACTGCAAAGATAAGTAAAATTTTTGAGATATGCAGATCTTTAAGGAATTATTTTATCAACTATTTTATAACTCTCTCATTATCAGTGTTTACTGCATTGTCAGGAAGAGTAGTATTAAGATTGGTTTTGAGTGTTGTTCATCAAAACAAGCTATTAATCACTATTACCCATTAACCAATGCTCAGTATAAAATTTGTAATAATCCCAATTAAGACCTAATTTACTACATACAGCATATACAATGTTATGTATTACTGAAGGTATTCCAATGACTATCAGATACAATGGTCCAAGTATATCAGATTGTCTACTATGACCACATTCATGCTCTATACTTTCCTTAGTAGCATCAGTAGGCATAAATAGATAATCACCCAATGACATAGCAGAAGGCAATACATCACACCATATTATCTGATTGCCATCTTCTTTAACACCTCTTGTAGCTGCATTACACAATATACCTTCAAGACATACAGCTAACATGTTCTGTGGAAATTGCCATATCCACTTCAAAGATTCTTTAATTATCTTCTTAATATCCATCTCTATTATCTTTAAGATATAATAAGTCCCTTAGAGCTATCATAACTCTTCAAGACCACAATTGCTTGTATCCCTCTTTAACTACTTATTTCATTAGACCCGTTCCTTACCCCCTAAAGTGTGATTCCCTGTGCCTTTTCTCAGATATGCTTGCTCACACAATCTAACTTATAAAGTAGCAGTTTTTGTAGTATTGGGGACAACTTATCCTCTATATAAAGTGAGGACTACAACCCAACTTCTGTTCCATGTAACTTAGCCTTAATAAGTGTAATGGAAGTCATATAGGCATATCTCTATATCTACGGTGCAAAGATAAGTAAAATAAATGACATGTGCAAGACCCTAAATAGAATATTTTTTTTTCTGATTTTTTTTTTGAAGTCCACTTTATTTCTATGAGTGGTTTTCCATATATAAAACACCCCCTATGCCTTTTTCTATTATACTTCTATGAGTGGTGGATACTCCAACCTCACCTCCCCCATCACTTAGCCAGTGGGGTCCTTACCCCCGGCATAAACATATTTATTAACATTCAAATTTTTATCATTATGGAAAGAAATCTGATTTTCAATGAGACCCTGACTGTTGAACAGTTCAAAGCAGCAATGAATGTTTCACGCATTGATGTGAAGCAGAATCCCAAGACCAACAAGCTCTTCTTCACTTATGGTGCCAAGACTGGTGCTGTGGCAGTGAAGGGCATTCCTCAGCATCCTATGTTGAGCAATGTCACTGGCTCTGATGGTCAGTCATTCTGGCTTCTGCATGAGGAAGGTCAGGGTGGTGCACCTGTGCTGGCATCCTTCTAAGGGAAGGGTGCTATGCACCCTTTTCATTCCTCTGAGCATTAATAGTATTAAACCTCTGAGCATTAATAGGTTTGTGCTACAAAAGTTCAGTGTGGAATGAGAATGTTCAGTAGATTATATTACTGCACAAGAGTAATTAGGGGATAGAGTGTGGAATGCACTTTATCCTCTTTTTATTTCTTTGAGCATTAATAGTCTTGAGCATTAATAGATTGTATGTAATGTTGTGATTCATAATTAATTAAGTCTGTGAACTGAATGAAACTGGTCCACCTTATAAATTGAACTTATGCAGTGCTGTAGTCAGGTGAAGGTAGTAATGCAAAACCCCTCACTACTTTGCCAATTTGAATCATCAACAAATCACCATCAATCTGTAATGTATAGCTAAATTTACTGAGTGCAACACAAAATCAAACTATTGATAACCTGATTAAATATCACCCCAATGCACAATATTGCCCAGTTTATTTGTGAATAATAGTAGCAAAAGACACCAAACACAGGGCTAAATGTGTGAGAGAACAAACTAATAATCCTATAATCACTGATTAGTCATACATTATTTCTTATTTAGACTACTGAGGAGAATGACTTAATGAAAGTTAGCTGGGAAGTAAAGATACATACACCTCCAAGGACTGTGTGAGATTAAAAGGGTGATTTCATCACTCAGAATACATCAATAGCTTAGTGAGTGGAAAGGAATAGACTCAACTTAGAACCCAGAAACAAGTAATGAGTAAGATTGTGAACTGTGTATCCAATATTGTGTAGTAAAATAAAATATGATGTAGTAAAGTGGCACAGGTTTATGTTCAGTGCATTAAATAGGTAATGGAGACTAAAGAGACATACATTATATAATAATATTGTCTTGGATAAAGTCTGACCTTCTATCTTTACAGGATTAATCAAGAGAACTACAAAGCACATTAGTTTAATGGAAAACATTATTGAGGTATAGTACTTAATAATATGATGGTTCAAATCCATCATGTGCTTCAATTAACAAACAACAATCAATCAATCAAACTTTCAAACAAATGTCCAAGAAACATACATTTCACCGAGAGAATTGCAACACTTGCATAAGAATGTCCATAGTGGATATACTCGGCAGAACAATTGTTCTATCAGGTACTCATGCCTTTGAATGGCAGATAACTATAGTTGGTGAAAACAGTTTAACTGTCATCAAGTTTGCCAACAGAGTGAAAGCAACAAAGGAGTTCAACAAATACAGGAGGAAGAGATGATAGGTACAGAAGATATTATAACAATCATACTAATCATTGCTTTCTTTGTATATTTGGCATCAAAAGACAAGAAGAGTAAATGAGAAGAACAGTGATTTACACACTACTCATCACATTAGTGGTGAGTAGCTGTGGTCCAATAGAGCCTACTGAGTTAGAACCAAAGACCAGTGTCAGGACTCAGGTTATGTATTCACAAAAAGCAAAAACAGAACAATCATGGAAGAAGAGATACAAGAAATCTTAGAACTTGAAGGGAATATACAGACAGATGAGTCTGCTGCATTCTCTACAGAGCCAGTCTATGCACCACAATATACATGTCCTAATTGTGGAGAGCTGTTTGATGGACATGAATGTGAAAATTGTCATTATACAGAAAACAGATAAAAATGAAAACAACCATTGAAGTGGTGGGTATGATAATTACCTTGCCTTTCCTTGCTTTAGAAGCAATGATAAAAGGAGTAATGTATATTCTTTACTTCCCTCTCATATTGTGTATTGCCATCATCTATCCTTTCATCAAGAGGGCAGACCTCAGTTGGACTGAGAAATGGTGGAAATATGCCAACAAATGGAAGAAGGGTTTTTACTCTGGTTACATTTACAGACTGTGGAAAGTAGAAGATTAACAACCATGTGGGAGTAGGAAACTGCTCCCACTTAACAAACAAATAATCATGGTACGAACAATTTATGTAGTATTTGTAGAAGACAAAGTGTCAAACACTTCTCACTTGAAGGAATACATGTTCCTGTGTCCTTTTGACTATGTTAGGGTTGGAGATATTATCAAAGACCCAAGATATGTACCTTATATGCAGGTAACAAGGATTACTCCTTGTTGTGCAAGAGTACAGGAAGGCTTTACTCTGAAGGATATTCAGATTGAGAGTTTGAACAAGAGAAAGGTAGTGACAACTCAAGGCAGTGATTTTGACATTGACAAGCAGAGAAACAATATGGAAGCAAGAAACATCAGTATCACTCTTGAACAGGCAATGGAGTGGTACAACAGTGGAAATGCCACACTGAGAACATTGGCATTGAATGCTTATACAAAGGATGAGTTGGAACTCAACTATGGCTTGATTGAATCTAAAGTAGACCAAGCTTGTGGGTGTTTCAATACTCCTATGTGTGAGCAGAAGAAGTTCCAAGTATATGCAAAGCTGGCTATCATTGCCAAGCATTATAACAAGAACTGGAAGAAAACTACCTGCAACACAGGATATTTCCTTGGTAATTACAACGGTGGGAATGGTCCTGTAGTTGAGTGCTGCAAGGGTGTTGGTGTATATCAGCACAATACAGTACAGTATGCAGGAGTTGTGTACTTCAAGAACCAAGAAGATGCTATCAAAGCAGTCAAGATTCTTGGTGATGAAGTCAAAGAACTGTTCAAATAGGTCTTAGTTCGGGCAATAAGCCAATGGCAAGCTCATCTGTGAAGACCAGCTTGCTTTTTTTTTATGCTGCCATAGCTTAATGGATAAAGCAACTGCCTTCTAAGCAGTCGAGTCTGAGTTCGAGTCTCAGTGGCAGTACTATTTAGAGAATAAGTAAATTATTTAGCTTAATTAATTCTTAAAACAATGGGAGAAATTGCAGAAATGATGCTTGATGGCACACTGGATGCCATCACAGGAGAGTACATTGGTGAGCCTTGTGGTTATCCTCGAACTTATGTAAAGGACAGTGGCTATGCCTATGTGAGAAAGAGTAAGAGAGCAAGGCAAAGCAATAAGCCTAAAGTGAAGAAAATGAGAAACAAATATTAAGTTGAACAGTCCTTTGGACAAAAAAAAAAGTTATGTATTTCGAGTTTATGATTATTGGTCTCATTGGAGGCTTGCTGGGCATTTTCTACAGAAATTGTCTCAAAGTAGAGGACATGATTTTCAGTCCTCTGTACAAGAAGGTATTAAAACCTTGGGCATTGAGCAATAATAGATTCTTATCTTTTATTGCTTATCCTCTTGGGTACTGTATTTATTGCAGCACTACTTGGATTACATTCTTCCTTTGCTTACTCTTCCTGACATCATGGGAAGTGTTACTTAAATGGCAGGATATAGTAATAGGAGTGATTGCAGCAAGTGGAGTACAGCATCTTGTAGTGTGTGCAGCTTGCAGATGGTTAATAAATAACCACCCAGACTTAGACAATAGTCATAATTAACAGGTAAGAAAAAAAAGTTCTCAATTTCCTTGTGTAATTGGGAACTTTTACTTACCTTTGCAGTGTCAAACAATTAAAAAGACAAAGAAATGAGTAAAGTAAATCCGTCATTGAAGAAAACCTCAAAGTTTGAGGAAGAAAGATTGGCTGGTGGTTCAGGTGCATTAGCAGCTAAACAGAGTAATGTTGCATTGTTAAGGAGAGCAGTATTGGCTAATCTCCTTTGGGAAGATGTAGCATACATGGATGGAATGAAGGTTGCTGAAGAAATTCAGAGATTGATTCCTTTGTGTCCTGCTGAAGATGTATATCACATTGCTCTTGAAGCAAGAACAATGCAGAAGTTGAGACATACTCCTTTGTTCCTTGCAGTAGAAATGTGCAAGTATCCTAAGCATAAGAAGTTTGTGCAAGAATTGCTGCCTCAGATTATCACAAGAGCAGATATGCTTACTGACTTCTTGGCTATTTATTGGAAGGATGGTAAGAAACCTATTGCTAATCAAGCAAAGAAAGGTTTGGCAAAGGCATTCCATAATTTCAATGAATACAAGTTTGCTAAATATGATAGAGATGCAGCTATTAAGCTGAGAGATGTCATGTTCTTATGCAGACCTAAGCCTGAGAATCAGTATGAACAGACTTTGTTCAAGAAGGTAGCAGATAGAACCCTTGCAACTCCTGAAACATGGGAAGTACTGTTATCTACTGGAAAGGATAAGAAAGAGTCTTGGACTAAACTTATTACTGAAGGTAAGATTGGAGGACTGGCTATGTTGAGAAATATAGCCAACATGAGAAGAGCAAGTGTGGACAAGAAGGTGATTAATGAAGGTCTTGAGAAGTTGAAATCTTCAATGCTCATGCCTTTGGACTTCTTGAAAGCAAACAGGATGAATCCTGAGTTCAGCAGACAGATAGAGGATGCTATGATAAATAGCTATGCTAATTTGCCTAAGCTGAAAGGCAAGACTCTTTTCATTGTGGATGTGTCAGGCTCCATGCAAGTTTCAATGTCTGCAAAATCTGATTTCAGCAGATATGATGCAGCATGTGCTATGGCTATGTTAGCAGCCAATCAGTGTGAGGACTATGAAATAGTCTGCACTGCTGGTAATGACTACTCTCATACAGGAGCACATGAGCACATTCCTTATCCTCAGAAAGGTTTTGGAATCTTTGAACAAATCCATAGCACTAATAGGAGAATTGGAGGTGGAGGTATATTCACCAGACAATGCCTTGAATGGTGTAATGACAAGTTCAAGGGTCAGAAGTTTGATAGAATCATTGTATTCTCAGACTCTCAAGACTGTGACTTGCCTGCAAGGAGAGTTCCTAAACCTTTTGGTACTTACAACTACATTTGTGATGTGTCAGCACACACAAAAGGTGTAAACTATAAGGGAGTGTGGACTGCTGAGATAAGTGGCTTCTCGGAGCATTTCATCACATTCATTGCAGCAATGGAAGGTATTCAGAATACCTTTGAAGAATAAATAAAGAGTACTGTGTAGTGTTTTGTCAGACTTACTTCATTAACTAAGTGGTATAGTGCAAAACTTTTAATTTTGATGTCACAGGTTCGAGTCCTGTATGAGATTGGGGAAACCCAAGTCTGACATCTGTTCTCACAGTACTCTTTTCAATATGGAGGAGTTAGCTCAGTTGGTTAGAGCACTTAAATGTTACTCTGTCAAATGTTCCATAGTAATATTGGTGGTAGATAGAGTTACTTTGGTATGTGGAACCAGTGGTCATAGGTTCGAGTCCTATACTCCTCCCTAAATGCAGTATAGTGTATATTAGACTTACATCAATTTGAATTTGATAACAATCGTGAATGAGGTACTCACAAATGTCTAATAGTCTAATAGCTTTTCTTACTGCATTTCACAATATGGGGATGTAGCTAAATAAATTCATACTCTTATGCCTTTTCTCTGGTAAAGCAGTAGTGTTTATAAGAGTTACTTCGGTTATAGCATTTGTTTTGTAAACAAAAGTATATTGGTTCGAGTCCAATCATCCCCGCAAAATAGAGGTTGGTGTATGTAGTGGTTACTTCAATATTATACATGACTATATTTTGAATTTAACCCCCACAGATGTAACAGACTGATTCTGTGGTTTCAATACATACAAAAACAACATACCATTACAGGATGTTCCACCTCTTTAGGGCTACAGTAGAAATATTGTAGCCCTTTCTATTTGAGTATGTTACCAAACATATATTGATTATTAACTTTCTAAAAAAAAAAGATGGAGAATCAAGAAAAGACTACTCTTGACAGAGTATTGAAAGAACAGCACTTTAAGAATGCTGAAGAAGCCATTAAAGGTGGCAAAGAGAATGGTAATTTAACCAATGTTGAACTTGTTGAAAACTTGGTGGAAAGCTACAAAGGCAAGACTGTTCAAGCACCTATTGAAGTGATTATAATAAGTGCTATCTTCCTTGATGCAGGGGAGATTATGGGAACTATTGAAGCCTTGAAGCATATTCTCAACAACAAAATGATAGAGGAGCTGAAGGCTAAAGCTAAAAAAGGTGAGGCAACAATAGAAGATGCAATGACAGCACTGATGCTTGCTGCTATCATGGACGAGAAAAACACCAAACAAAAGGATGAATAATACAACTAAAATCTCCCTGACCATTGAATTGGAGGGGAGTACTCTTGTACGCAAGAGTGAGCCTGAGATTATTAAATACTCAGTAACCAAGAGAGACCTTGAGCCTAACAAGAAGTGGAGAGGCAAAGATGGTCTGGAAGTAGTGGAAAGGGTACTTTCAAGCATTATCCTCTCATTGCAAAGCCAGCCAGTCAGCACATCAACATGAGTGTAGAGGCATATGAATATATGACCTCAAATGAATGTCCCTTCTGGGCTAAGCCTAAGGTATGGGCAATCATGAGTGAAACCCAAAGGCTCGAAGCACATTTGCAGAGAACCTGTGAGCATGTAGGAGGTAAGTCTTTCACTTATGAAGTGTTAGGAGATTAATTATCTCAGTGCAAAGAGAAAGGAGTATGCTGAATAAGCCTGCTCCTTTCTTTTTTTTTTAGTGTAAACTGATTAAATAATAAGGTTATTATGACTAAAAAAAAAAGTATAACATAGTCTTAATGCCAAGATAAAAAGTGAAGATATGGCAG